CAGCCGCTGCTGAAGCGGCAGAAGATGAATTGGACGAGCATTCTCCTTCTAAACGTTTTTATGGAATCGGTAACTTTGCGGGAGTCGGCTTCATAAATGCGTTGATTGACAATGTCTCCAAGGCTGGAAAAGCCGGACGGGAAATTGCCAGATCTTCTATCGACGGACTAAATGACATTATTTCCAGAATTGCAGATTATGTGGATGCGGATATGGATGTCCAGCCTACTATTCGGCCGGTTCTTGATCTGTCCGCTGTGGAAGCAGGGACTGGAAGGCTGAATACTCTGTTTAGCAGAAATCAGGCATTGTCCGTCAGCACTGGGATGAATGACCGGGTTTCTGAGATGGAAGTTCAAAATGGAGAAAGTTCTCCTACCGGAAATACCTATCAATTCACGCAAAACAATTATTCGCCTAAGGCTCTGTCGAGAATTGACATTTATCGGCAGACAAAGAACCAATTTTCGGCGATGAAAGGGCTGGTGGGTAACACATGATTAGAGCAGTAACTGTAACTAATTACTTAGGTGAATCGAAAAGATTTGAATTAGCGTTCCCGGAGGAATCCGGGTTCGCTGTTCAATCTATCAGTGGATTGGGGCCGAGCAAGGCGGATATTAACACGACAGAAATTTCTACGAATGATGGATCGCTGTATAACTCAGCGAGAGTAAATTCCAGAAATATCGTTATGTCTCTGAAGCTGATGTTTAATCCGCAGATCGAAGATACAAGGCATAATTCCTACAAATACTTTCCGATAAAGAAGAGAGTAACGCTTCTCATTGAGACGGATAATCGTATTTGTGAGACTTATGGCTATGTGGAATCAAACGAACCGGACATCTTCAGCAGTGATGAAACGACACAGATTTCCATCGTGTGTCCCGATCCTTATTTTTATTCCGCTGGTCCGGATGGAACCAACACAACGATCTTCTATGGGGTGGAACCTCTGTTTGAGTTCGCTTTTTCCAATGAATCTTTGACCGAATCCCTAATCGAATTTGGTGAGATCAAGAACGAAACCGAGCAGACGGTGTATTACTCTGGTGATGCTGAGATTGGCGTTGTGATTACTATTCATGCTATCGGAAATGTGAGAAATATCACGATTTACAATACTGGGACGAGAGAGGTAATGCGTATTGATACGGATAAACTGGAGCAGCTAACCGGTTCCGGAATGGTTGCCGGCGATGAAATCATTATCTCCACCATTAAAGGGGATAAATCAATTACGCTTCTTCGAAACGGTATCTACACCAATATTTTGAACTGCCTGGATAAAGATTCTGACTGGTTTCAGCTATCCAAAGGTGATAATATTTTCGCTTATGTGGTGGAAGAAGGAACGACCAATGTGCAGTTTAAGATTGAAAACAGAACAGCGTTTGAGGGGGTATAGTTATGGAATTGATTGTTCTGGATACTTCTCTAAAAATGCTTTCTGTGCTTGATACCTTCGAGTCTCTGATATGGACGGAGAGGTATTCCGCCTATGGGGATTTTGAGGTATATGCAAGCATCAACGATTCTGTTCTTGAAATCTTGAAAGATGACTACTATCTTTGGCTGAAGGAATCCGACCAGACTATGATTGTCGAGGATAGAAAGATTGAGTCTGATGCCGAAAACGGAAATCACTTCACGGTTACTGGGAGGTCATTGGAATCTATTCTGGAGCGACGTATCATTTGGAAACAAACGATTCTGAGCGGAAACTTTCAAAATGGAATCAAAAAGTTGCTGGATGAGAATATCATCAATCCTTCTGACGCTTCCCGAAAGGTGGAAGGACTGATATTTGAGGCATCCACGGACCCAGCGATTACCGGACTGACGGTAGACGCACAGTTTACCGGAGACAATCTGTATGATGCCATTAAAAAACTGTGCGATTCCAAAAATGTCGGTTTTCGAATCAAGCTGTCCGATGATAACAAGTTTGTCTTTAAACTCTATGCTGGCGCGGACCGTTCTTACGATCAGTTTACGAATCCATACGTCATCTTTTCTCCCAAATTTGAGAATATAATCAATACCGATTATCTGGAATCAAAGAAGACTTTGAAAACCGTTACTTTGGTTGCTGGAGAAGGAGAAGGAGCCGATCGGAGGACTACAACTGTAGCTTGTGCGTCTGGTGCCGGAACAGGTTTGAATCGAAGGGAGCTTTACACGGATGCTAGGGATGTTTCTTCGACCGTGGATAATGAAACCTTGACGGACGCTGAGTATAACGCACAGCTTTCTCAAAGAGGTTTGGAGAATCTGGCCGAAAATATCGCAACCAAATCCTTCGAGGGTAAGGTTGAAACAACTAGAATGTATCGATATGGAGAGGACTTCTTCCTGGGAGATATGGTACAGATTGTAAATGAATATGGCATTGAAGGAAAAGCCCGTGTCACAGAATTCATTCGTTCCCAGAGCAAAGAAGGACTCGATTCGTATCCGACATTCGTTACCGTAGAATAGCAGGAAAGGGGTGAAGAAAAATGAGTGTCACTTATGGGTTCTATAACTCAAAGAACAAAGACCGGCGATACGACGCTATTCAAATGTCCAGTATTTTTGACGGGATCATTCGTGACGGCATTTTGCAGCATGTCGGGACTGCTATGATGGTGAATGCATCTACTGGCATGATGGTGAATGTCGGAATCGGACGGGCGTGGTTCAATCATACCTGGACACTAAATGACGCTTTACTTCCATTGACTGTACCGCAGTCGGAAGTGATTCTGAATCGAATTGATGCGGTTGTTTTGGAAGTGGATTCCAGAGAATCGGTCCGCGCAAATGCAATCAAAATCATTAAGGGTACGCCGGCTACCAATCCGGTGAAACCAACGATGATTAGTACAAATGACCGTTGGCAGTATCCATTAGCGTATATTCGGGTGAATTCCGGGGTTACTTCCATTCGCCAGGCAGACATTACAAATGCGGTTGGTACATCGGAGTGTCCGTTCGTAACGGCTCCATTGGAGATGATGTCTATTGACGCTCTGGTTGCGCAGTGGAAAGACCAGTGGGATGCCTTCTATGAAAAAAAGACATCCGATATAGAAGCCACAAATGCCTTCTGGAAAGAGCAGTGGTCAAAATGGTTCAACGCCCAGACGGAAGAAATCCAGCAATCCTATCTGGAATGGGAAAAGCAGTGGGATGATTGGTATGCTGCTCAGACGGCGGATATGCAGGAGACAAACGCCTATTGGAAACAGTTATGGGCGTCTTGGTTTAATGAGTACACGAACAACAATACATCTGAAATGGCTGCGTGGAGAGAGAACGCTCAGGCATTGTTTGATGAGTGGTTTCAGCAGTTGAAGGATACTCTTTCGGAGGACGTGGAAGCGAACCTGGCAAACCAGATATTGGAGTTGCAGGAAAGGACGAAGATCCTGGAAGAAATTGTAGATGGAATTCGGACGGAATTTACCGTATACAACAAGCTTTATGACAATGGATACGAGAATTACGACAATCTTCTCGATTCATCAGAAGGAACTATCATTGACAGTAACGTGGACCCGATTGTGGCGCGTGCATATTCCAGCTCCTTGATTCTGGATAGCAACGGACAGCCAATCGACGGCCGCGTTATTTTTTGTATTAGGTAAAAGGAGGACATGTCAAAAATGAAAATTACGGATTATGAGAAAGTCCAAACATTGGATTCGAGCAGTATTTTACTGATTGATGGCAACAACGGTACGAAAACCATTCTTGCCAGTGACCTCGCAAAGTCTCTGGTTAAGCTTCTTAGCTCTCAGGATTTTATTTCCGGTGTCAATCTGTCGGAGCTTACGCAGATCAATGCTCTTTCAGCGGATGACAAACTTCTGATCGGAACAGCCGAGGGAAACAAAGCCATTGGTGCGGACGACGCACTCTTTGCGATTCTGGATGCTTTCATTCCGAAGGAGCAGCGTCGAATGATTTACAGAGGGAAGAATCTTGGCGCGGTTGTTACGGAAGAGCAGAAAGCCAATATCAAGAATGGGACTTTCAAAGGTTTCTTCCTTGGCGATTATTGGACAATTGGAAGTTACACCTGGAGAATCGTGGACTTCGATTACTGGTATAACTGTGGTGATACGGCATTCACGACTCCTCATCTTGTTATCATGCCGGACAAGCCGCTTTATAATGCCCAGATGAACGAGACAAATATCACAACCGGCGGTTATGTTGGCTCTAAGATGTATACCAAAAATTTGGCACAGGCAAAGACGTTGGCAGCAAGTGCGTTTGGTAGCTTGATCCTTACCCACCGCGAATATCTGACAAATGCAGTCTCAAATGGTTATCCTTCTGCGGGAGCATGGTTTGATTCTACTTTGGAACTTCCAAATGAGATTATGATGTACGGAAGCTTAGTGTTTACGCCGGCTGGAGATGGAACAACGATTGTAAACCGTTATACGACAGGAAAGACACAGCTTGCTTTATTTACGGTAGTCCCGAAGTTGATTTCCAATCGTGCAACGTTCTGGCTCAGAGATGTCGTTTCTTCGGCTCATTTCGCTTATGTGGACATCTATGGCCGTGCGGCCTCCGGCGGCGCTTCGAGCTCTGTTGGGGTTCGTCCGGTCTTCGCTATTGGTTAGTCTGAATCCGGGGGCCTTGTGCCCCATAAAAACCGTACGCAGGTGACGACAATTTGTGTTATAAAGGAAAAAAATCTAAAGAAAGGCAAGAATCAAAATGGATGATAAGATTTATAAGATCACTCTTTCCGATGGAACTGTCATTGATAATCTGAAAATGAATGGAAACAATTTTGTTTCCACCGTTGAGATTGATAAATCGGTGTTTGACGGAAATCTTCTTTCGGTAACCATCAATGATGGTGAAAAGGACGATGTTCATACTAATATGGAGCTAGTTCAGGTCACAAAGATGGGGTCTGAATACTGGTTTGTACTTCGGGACATTCCCGAAACCGAACTGGCATTTATTAAAATGCAGTCAGACATTGAATATGTTGCAATGATGTCCGAAATCGAACTGTAAAGGAGGAAGAGATCATGGAAGAGCATAGCAAAAATTACGACAAGGTAAAGCGGTATTATGATATGGGTATGTGGAACGAAGTCCGCGTCCGTAATGCCGTAAAGATGAATTGGATTACAGAAGAAGAATTTACAGAGATCACAGATAAGGATTACGCATGAGCGTCCTTGTGAGCGACCGGACTGAATCCAAATTTGAAGCGATTACATATTCTATCGAATTGCATGATATGTTGATCGACCTTATGCGGCGTAGTTTCAGAGTGAAAGATTTGGATCAGCTTGTTCGTGTAAGATATGCTCACGGAAAGGATGCGACAGAAGACTTTTCACGGTATAGGTATTTGATGCTGAACTACAAAAATCGTATTGACCAGTTGTCTTCTATGCTAACCAGTAACGTGCGGGCAGCAAATTCTATCTATCCGACTACGCTGCATGAATATGAGAAAAGAAGAGATTATCAGAATACAGCCATAGTAAACTGCGAGCAGCTTTTAAAAGAGTTGCAACGAATCGTTGAGATATTCGAAGTGGACGTTAATCTTTACAGTCGCTATGTTAAAGCTATCGACCGAGAAATCGGATTGATAAAGAAGTGGCGTCAACGAGATAACCGAATCAAGTCACAGTTAAGAGGGTAATGTCTAATTATGCGTCGTTTCTTCGGCTAATTTCGCTAATGTGAACAACAATGGCAATACGAACTACAACAACGCTTCGAGCTCTATTGGAGTTCGTCCGGATTCTCTGCCTAACCAACAGAGAAGGAGACATTATCCTTTCCGAATGGATAAATAGCAAAGCCGGACGCAATTTACTACGGTAAGTATTGCTATCACGGTGAATGATTTATGAACTACGAGGAGATTATCTGTGATGCCAACAACTTGTATAGGGCTTACAAGGTTTCTGTCAAAACCAGTAAATGGAAGGAGACTACCCAGAAATTCATGATGAATTTTCTTCGGTATATCTTCTCTATTCAAGATGACCTGATGAATCGGACCCTTCAAAATGGACCGACGCAGGAATTCACGCTGTTTGAGAGAGGCCGAGTAAGACCTATTACAAGTATTCAAATTCGGGATCGCATTATTCGTCATGTCTTATGCGATGAAGTCTTGCTTCCAGAAGTGAAGAAGCATATTATCTATGACAATTGCGCCTCGATTAAAGGAAGAGGTATCTCCCACCAGCGAGACAGGTTCGAAGTTCATCTCCGTAAATACTATCGGTTGTATGGAAATGAAGGATGGATATTGTTCGGAGACTTTTCGAAGTTTTATGACAATATTATTCACGAGATTGCTAAACGGGAACTCTTAAAGCTGTTTGATGACGATGAATTTATTGACTGGCTGCTGACTCAGATTTTCGATGGATTCAAAATCGATGTCTCCTACATGACGGATGGAGAATACGCCAGATGTATGTCCGATACCTTTAATAAGCTGGAGTACAGAAAAATTCCAGAATCCAAGCTTACGGGCGAAAAGTGGATGGAGAAATCGGAAGAAAACTCGCATTGTGAAGATTTCCAGCACTTATAAATTCCTGCAAATTAAGTACAGCTTAACTGATTCCGGAAAGATAATCAAACGAATCAACCCTAAGCGGGTTACTACGATGCGTAGAAAGCTCAAGAAGCTCGCTGTCAAAGTGAAGAACGAGGAGATTCCGTATGAAAATGTAGAGAATATGTTTCGAGGCTGGATGGGAAGCTTCCACAAGCTTTTATCCAAGGAGCAAAGAAAAAACTTAATAAGTCTCTATGAAGATTTGTTTGAAAAATCGATTATGATTGTCAACAAAAAGATCGTCGTAACCGACAGAATCAAATAAATATTGGAGGATGCAAAATGGAACCATGGTTTCAAATGGTAGCAACAATTGTTTGCGCCGTCATAGCTTCTTCTGGATTTTGGGCGTATATCCAGAAACGAGGAGAAAAGAAAGATGTAAAAACACAAATGCTCATCGGATTAGCACATGATCGGATTGTGTATCTCGGGATGTGTTATATCGAACGAGGATGGATTACTCAAGACGAGTATGAAAACCTCAATGATTACCTTTATAAACCTTATGAAAAAATGGGTGGGAATGGTTCGGCACAGAAAATCATGCTGGAAGTCAATAAACTCCCCATTCATAAATCAACATATGTGGAAGAAAATCAGTAGGAGGAAAAAATCATGATGGAACAGATTATGAACTATGTGCAGCCGGAGCTGATTGTTGTGGCGATTGTCCTGTATTTCTGCGGTATCGGCCTGAAGCAGACACAGACAATCAAGGATAAGTATATTCCGCTGATTCTCGGTGCTGCTGGCATCGTCCTTTGTGGCATTTGGGTTCTGGCAACGTGTCCACTGGGGAACGGTCAGGAGATTGCAATGGCTATATTTACGGCAATCGTTCAGGGAATTTTAATGGCGGGTCTCAGTACCTATGTGAATCAAATTATTAAACAGGCAAATAAAGACGAGTAACTGGAGCGGGCAACCGTTCTTTTTTTTATGTCTAAAAAGAGAGGATGAGAGAATATGGCTATTAACAAAGTAATTTATGGCGGAGAGACACTAATCGATCTGACCGGCGATACCGTAACTGCTGATAAGATTCTTTCCGGCTTTACCGCCCATGACAAAGGGGGGGAGTCAATCACAGGTACTTGTGAATACGATGTAGATTCTTCCGATGCGACGGCTGCTGTTGCTGAAATCCTTCAGGGAAAGACCGCGTACGTACGAGGTCAGAAACTGACGGGAACCATGAAGAATAATGGTGCTGTGGCAGGTGTGATTTCTTCAAAGGAAGAGCAATATACGGTGCCACTGGGTTATCATGATGGTTCTGGCAAAGTTGGAATCAATGCCACAGAACAGGCAAAGATTATCCCGGAAAATATTAGGGAGGGTATCACAATCCTTGGCGTGGAAGGCTCTATGTCTGGTACAGAGGACACAAAGCCTCAGGCAAAAACCGTTACCCCTTCAACAGAAGCCCAGACGGTATTGCCTGATTCCGAAGAAGGTTATAATTACTTATCCCAGGTTACAGTAGAAGCAATTCCATATCAGGAAAGTGAAAATCCGGCTGGAGGTACAACAGTTACGATTGGGTAGGAGGGAGGCTTAAATGGCCACAAGTAAAGTTATTTATAGCGGTAGAACCCTCATAGATCTGACTGGAGATACTGTAACTGAAGAATCTCTATTACGTGGTTATACTGCCCATAAAGCAGACGGAACGTTAATAACAGGAACAGCCTTTGCCGGTTATCCAAATGAGTTTACATTTTTAGATGTTCTGGAAGACTCGAACGGACAGGCAATACAGGATTCTTTTGGGGATGTTCTTTATGGGCGGACTGTGTATCGCAAAGCGAGAAATAATGTGATATTTAATTCGTCCGGAGACATCGTAGAAAATAGTTCTACCGTATAAACGGATCGTCGGAGAATGGAATGTGTTCCTTCTTGACGGTCTGAATTTCTTTGATGGTTTCATCAGTCAAGGTAAAAGTTCGAGCGTAATTCTGTTTGACAATTTCATATTCCAAAGCATAATCCAGCATCAGGTTGAATAGAGACTTGATTTTGTTCTTCATGGAAGCGCTCGGTTTCTGCTCTTTTCCCTTTACGATGGCGACGCCCTCATCCATACAGCCTTTCACATGGCGAGCTCGGATATCCATAACTCGCATATCATAGACAGATGAACAATACGCCCATGCAGAGTCTACGGCTCTTGCACTGGAATCATTCTTCAAAGTCTTGAAATATTCTTCGGTCCACTTTTCATACAGTTCTTTTGCTGTGATAGCGGGTTCCAAATCATATGGATTCTTATTGTACTCTACCAAGGCTGCATACGCATCGTTATAGGTTGGAAAATAAGATTCCGGCTTTAGTGGCTTGCAGATCGGCTTTCCCTCTGGCGTTTTTCCAACTGTAACCATGGCCCGAAAAGGGTTTCTTAGATTCCGGTTCTTAATTTCACTGATCTGTCCAAACCCATTAGGGAGCCGTCTCCGTTTGTTATTTTTACTTCGAGGCTTCCTAGGTCTGACATCTGGCTGCATGGGATAACCACAATGGGGGCAGAATGTCGCCTTGTCGCTTACCTGCAACTCACATTCAGGGCATTTTATCAACATGCTTCATACCTCCTCAACACCTTTGTAAAACGAGATTTTCCGTGTGGCAAGGTTGATTTATCATCAGTAATCATATATGATGGTGTAGGAATTGTCAACTCCTACACTAAACTTTTTAAAGGGATGGGTATATGGTTAGTGATGAAAAATTAACCTGTCGGAACTGCGGGGCAAGGGTGAAACGGTATGATAACGTGTCGAGAATTGTGCGAACAAAAGGAAGAAAAACATCATGGGTAAAGGTGGAACGGTTTCGTTGCCCTGTTTGCGGACAGATACATAGGGAATTGCCGGATTATATTTTTCCATACAAACAGTACGAAGCCGAGGTAATTCGTGGCGTTCTGGAAGGATTTATTACTTGCGAAACATATGGATATGAGGATTACCCTTGTGAAATAACGATGATTCGATGGAGGAATTCGCAGGAATTACAACTCCTTTTGTGAAAGATAAAACGAAAGGAGATTCATAATGTCAAAAGAGGAAAAGCACTTACAGACTAAAATTCGAATATTTGAGGATATGCTTTTACGATGTAAGAATTTTGGTCAAGCAGAAGCGATTAAAATCGAATTGACAAGAATGAGAGCAAAATTACAAAAATTATATTTCAAGAGAATGGAGTCCTAACAAGGGCTCTTTCTTTTTGTCGTTTTGCCACTGAGGTTGTTTTAACAAATTGCGGTTCCTATCCTAGAATAGCCGTTGAAAGGAGGTAACAGCCAATGGAAGAAATGATATTTGCACCGGGCTCCGTTCCGGTAGCGGTCGTCGCCAGAGTATACGGGAAAGATGCTTCCTGGGTTCGAGCCGGTATTATATCCGGATGGCTTCCCATTGGAAAAGCGACTAGAAACGGAAAGTTGATTACCAATATCGAAGAGATGAATTCGAAGTACGGACGCATCAACTTTTATATTTCTCCAAAGCGGCTCTGGGAAGAAACCGGATATTTATGGAAAGGAGAGAAACGTTAATATGGCAACAACGATTCGTCCAGAATTATCCGAGAAAAACCCATATTGGATTGAGCGTCACCGGTACTATGAATTGAAGCATTTCTGCCTACAGTATCCGATATGGAAGAAAGCATATGCCGCTCTGGATGGGCTTAGCCGCCGGCCTGCTGATATGGAGATATTCTCAAGAAACAGAACGACTGGCGATCCGACAGCTCGATGTGCAGAAGCTCGATCTTACTATTTGGATCGTATGAAAACGGTCGAGCAAACGGCGATTGCAACAGATGCGGAATTATCCAATTATATTTTAAAAGGCGTAACCGAAGGATGGTCTTATGACATCTTGAAAGCTAGATTAAATATCCCATGCTGCAAGGATGTTTACTACAACTTGTACAGACGGTTCTTCTGGTTACTGAATAAAGCGAGGGATTGAAATGAAGATTGTAGACATAGCAGTCAAGAAAGTCTATCGCTTCAACTGTCCGAATTGTCAGAGCCGATTGGAGGCAGACAGCAAAGAGGTGGTGGACATCGGAGGAAAGGTATGTAAATTCCATTGTCCTGCATGTCGAAAAGAGCGGTATATTGCCTGGTCCGACATGAGAAAGAAAATTGTGTATGAGGGCGAGGGAACGCAGAAATAACATCTTTAAAGACTGAGCCAGCAATGGCTCTTTCTTTTTTATCCTAGGATAAAACACAGTACCAAGGTATCCGAAAGACATGCTATGTTGATATATGAAAAAATCCCGGGTGGGAAATTTGGAAAAATGTTTTGGAAAGGCAGGATGGAATATGGAGCTCATTCTTTGTATGATTATCGGTATGATTATCGGATTTGTCTTCGGACGACAGGTGTTCCGAAGAGATGTCGTTGGTTCGCTGCGAGTCGATCAATCTGATCCGGACAGCGGGCCCTATTTATTTCTGGAACTGTCTCATAAGGGAGCGAATGCGATATATAAGAAAAAGTATGTAGTTTTGAAGGTCAATCTCAAAAATTATATTTCGCACGAATAACAAGTCCTTTTATGGAACAGTTAATGAATTCACGAAAGGAGAACTAAAATGGGTGAAAACATCAAAGAATTGCTGAACGAGGAAATAGCAGCGGAGATTCAGGCGATTTCTTCTCTGGATTCTGGTAGCGAAGAAAAATCAAAAGCTATAGAGGATCTGGCAAAGCTGTACCGTTTGAGGATCGAAGAAACCAAAAGTGAGCTAGACGCAGAGGATAAGCGAAGCCGGCGTACATTGGAAAGCGAAGCGAGTGTCCGGGAAAACGAGATTAAGAAATCTCAGTTGGACGAGCAGATCAAGGCCGATGTACAGGATGAGCAGTATAAGCGTTCGCAGCTTGACGAGCAGGTGAAAGATCGATATTTCAAACTGGGAATTGCAGCGGCAGAACTTCTCATACCACTGATGTTCTACGGTATCTGGATGCGGAAAGGATTCAAGTTTGAGGAAACCGGAACCTATACCTCAACAACATTCAGAGGATTGTTCAATCGTTTTAGACCGACAAAGAAATAATTAACCGGTCAAAAATGAGGAGGGCGTGATTTATACATGTCCTCTTCGTTTTTGCGTGATTTTTTACAGACGCTATTATGGAAAGGAGATGTTACAAAGAGCTCTTTGTCTCTTGACCGTACACCGGAAGAAACCGTACAATAATAGCGGTTCTTTCGAAAAACGAAAGGAAAAGACTGTAAGGAAATGATTTTCAGCAACGAAGAGGAGTCCTAACAAGGGCTCTTTCTTTTTACGTCATTTTTACAGCTCCTTTTATGGAAAACTGATTAAAAACGAAAGGAGTTTAAGGGTGATGGATGAAATGAAAATCAGCTCAAAATTTACACGAATGTTGCTTTCGAAATTAGCAAAAGGAGTATTACATAAAAAACTTGGATATAACGTGGATATCCAGTTAAACGAGTTGAATGCTTCGATTTCAGATGAGAAAGCACATGTGCATGTAAGTATTGATGCAGATATGAGCAAAGAAGAACTCATGAAAATTATGAAGAAGATCGGTTTGAATTAAAAGGATTGGGCCAGCAATGGCTCTTTCTTTTTACTTCGCAAAATTTCAATTTCTATTATGGAGAAACAGTTAGCTCATTGGTAGAGCGCCACATTTCTGTGGAGGTAATCAGTTCGAATCTGATACTGGATCTCTTTTATTTTTATCAATTAGGAAAGGGAGATTTCAAGGAGGTGGTTAGAAACTTGAGTTTGGACGAATTGGAGTTGATTCTGTTCGATATGTATGAAATGGACGAATGGTTGCCAAATCCGGTGTTTGACAAGAATGGATTTACAAAAACGAGCAATACCTTATGGGCGATTGGAGAATTTCGAAATTATGTAGCTAATCATATTTACCCCCAAACCAAAACATCCATTAAAAATCTGGAAGCAATGGCTCGATCATTTACAGAGAAAATGGAAAAATTTGCTTCTATGAATCAACAGAACAGTTCTATATTTACTGCCGCTAAGATAGTCGGCGAAAACATTCAAGACCTATTGTATGCCATGGAATAGGATAAAACGAAAGGAGAACGCCATGCAAAAACCTATATACGTTCGTTATGGTTCTACATTTTTTGAACCGTCAAGAAATTTCCCGATAAGCAATCATAGAAATTGGAGCAAACCTTTTGGTGGACTATGGGCGTCTCGCCAGGATGCGACTTTTGGCTGGAAGGACTGGTGCGAACGGGAGGAGTTTAGAGAATGCGATGAGAATAACTCTTTTAAATTTCAGTTATGTGATGGTTCAAAAGTTGCCACTATTCATTGTATGAAAGATTTAGACTGTTTACCAACCATTGAGAGTAACTATTCTATTTTTTGGAACAAGATAATCGACTTTGAAGAATGTGTAAGACAAGGCTATGACGCAATCGAATTATGTTGGTATGGGGACGAATACAAAGACAAAAAGGCTGACGATATGTATTTTGGTTTATATGGTTGGGATTGTGACTCTATCATTATCCTTAATCCATCAGTAGTAGTACCGATTTAAAATCGAAAGGAGAAACATCATGCAAAAAGTTAAAATTTCAAAAAGAGTTGGGCGCCAAATATATCGCTCATCTCCAACAATTTTAACAGTAGTAGCTTCTGTTGGAGTTATCGTAACGACCATTACTGCCGTTCGAGCAACCCCTAAAGCGATAAAACTGCTGAAAGAAGCGGAGCTGGAGAAGGGTGAAAATCTAACTAAAATGGAAATTGTCCGAGTGGCTGGACCGTCCTATATTCCTTCTGCGTTACTTGGAATTTCAACCATTGTCTGCATTTTTGGAGCAAATGCACTAAATCAAAAGAAACAGGCTTCTTTGATGAGTGCATACGCCATGCTCAACGAATCCTATAAGCAATATCGAAAATCGGCCAAGAATGTTTATGGGGAAGATGCAGATGACAAAATCCATGTGGAAATGGCGAAAGATGCAATGGTGTCTACATACGATTGGGGCTATCAGGTCTATAACATGGATATGGATTCAGAGAGTGAGCGGCTGCTTTTCTATGATCTTTCCTCAAAGAAGTATTTTAGAACCACAATGGCGGCGGTGCTAAACGCCCAATATCACGTAAACCGAAATCTTGCTGTCAGAGGCGACTGTTCGCTAAATGAATATCTATCATTCCTTGGAGTTGAAGGTATAGACGGAGGCGATGATCTCGGTTGGGATATTTCCTATATGGTGGAAGAGATGGATTGCTATTGGTTGGATTTTGATAATTATAAATCGACGTTAGAAGATGGCCTAGAGTGCATCATTATCGATACAATGGCAGTCAACAAATTTGATTGATTCGCAAAAATTACAGACGCTATTATGGAAAGGAGGCTAATGCTTTATGAAGAACAAAAATTTTATCAAAGCCATTGGTATTGCAGTTACGGTGATTGGATTTGGAGTGAGTATCCTTACTGATTGGGTAAACGAAAAGAAAATGGATGAAAAAATTGAAGAAAAGGTTAATGAGGCACTTGCCAAAAAAGACGATGAAAACGAAGAGGAGTCCTAACAAGGGCTCTTTCTTTTTAGTTTGGAGCAAGCGCTGATGAATGACGAGGTTATTCAAAAAATCCTAAATTATGCGAATGAACACCTGTTTGAACCCGGAGAAAATTGGCCTAAATCGGCTATCATGGAGCGTTCGTATGAAAGGTGGGCGGTTGATGAGATTCTACTGGCCATTATGGATCATCCGATGACAGAAGCAGACTTGGTGATAGAAGGCTTCATATTGAAAATGGAGTTATTCCTTCACATGTCAGAAGAACCAACAAACAACTACATATTTCAAGTAGCAGAAAATACGGCCGAGACACTTCTCGGTCTTATTTTATAACCACAACAATTTATATTTTCGAAAGGAGAAACATCATGAAGGTATTAAGAAAACAGGAAATCGACACAGCAAATATTCAGGTAGGAGATCAGATGATTATTCCTCTGGCAGAGCTTGGAGAGTTTATTGCAACGGCCCACAAGGTTACGGACGAGGGTGTAATGTTTATATTTGACGATTATGTTACTCGTCGGCCTATGAACAACCGAAACACAAACAAAGGCGGCTTTGAAAAGTCCGATTTGAAGAAGTGGATGGATACAGTTCTGTTTATGGCGTTTCCGGAGGAATTGCGTGACAAGATTTATGGTCTTACACTCCCCACTGTTGGTCAGATTGTGGGTCATGAGGACGAATGGGACAACAAGAATCTGGAACCGGATACCGATGAGCAGCTTCCGTTGATGAAGGAATGTAAGAATCGGATTGCTTGCTTTGAGGATCAGCTTACATGGGGATGGCTGAGGAATGCTACAAAAGAGGAGTTTTCTTCGGCTTATTTCGCTGGTGTGTACGGCGGTGGCGATGCGCACTTCAACTACGCTTCGGGCTCGGTTGGGGTTCGTCCGGAATTCTGGTTGGTTAAGCAGGAATCCAGGGGCCCTGTGCCCCGTGAAAACAAAATGTCTTATAAGACTCTTAAAGGATGGAATCCAAAGAACAAGGTAACAAAAGAGTCCTTACAGGAAGAGATTTCCGAGAAAGAAAACGAGATTAAGCTTCTCAAACAGGAAATCAAAAATCTGGAAGAGAAAGAGATGTTTGTTAAAGCTGCTTCTGAGATGAAGAACCTGAAGGATCGCTTTGTAGAAGCCGGCTTTACTGAAGATGAGGCGTTTCACATGGTTCTTGAGTTATCCAAAACAGCTTTAGGAATTGGAGGAAGGAAGTAATGAAAAAAGAAATAGCCAAGAGCCTTTTGTCACTGAAAACAGCGATTAAAAAGCATAGTCCGGAGATTCTTACTGGAATTGGTATTGCGGGTATGATCACAACAACCGTTATGGCTGTACGAGCAACGCCCAAGGCACTGATTCTCATTGAAGAGAGAAAAGAGGAGATCGGAGCCGAAAAGCTTGAAGCGATGGATATGGTGAAAACAACATGGGCGTGCTATATTCCGGCAGCAATTACAGGGACACTCTCTATTGCCTGCCTGATCGGAGCCAGCTCGGTGAATGCTCGGAGAAATGCAGCACTTGCAACGGCCTATACTTTATCCGAATCTGCGCTCAAAGACTATCAGGGGAAAGTTATTGAGATGTTCGGAGAGAAGAAAAATGAGGCCGTGAAAGATGCTGTTGCTAAGGATAAGGTTGAAAAGAATCCGATGGTAACAAGAGAGGTAATCATTACAGAAAAGGGGAATACGCTCTGCTATGATGCGATTTCTGGAAGATATTTCAAAAGTGATATTGAGAAAATTAAAAAAGCAGAATGCGAATTGAATCGGCAAATGCGGGATGATATGTATGTATCCCTGAATGACTTCTACTACGAAATCGGCCTGGACAGTGTCAAGCTTGGTGACGAGCTTGGGTGGAATGTCGATAGCGGATATATTGATTTATCATTCAGCTCTCAGTTAGCCAGCGATGGAACCCCGTGTCTGGTAATTGATTACAGTGTAGCTCCGCGATATGATTACCGGAATCTGTTATAAACGCGCGAAAAATACAGCGGCTTTAATGAAAGAAGAACCACACATTTTCAAAAATTGAAAGGAGAATAAACATGGAAACTAACGAAATCATGAACAACGAAGAGGTTATGGAGGCAACTACTGAGGAAGTCGTTAAAGCGAGTTCTGGAAAAGGGTTTAAGATTGCGGCTGGTATCGGTTTGGCCGTACTTGCAGGTGTTGTAATCTACAAGTATGTGGGTAAGCCGATGGTCGCCAAGATCAAAGCCCAGAAGGAGCAGCAGATTATCGACGCTGAGTGGGATGATTCTGAAGAGCCGATCGTGGAAAACGAGAAAGAGGATTCCGAAGAAGCTTAAAGAGAAAAAATGTGTTTCAACACGAGGGAGAGTACCTGTAACAAGGTGCTTTCCCTTTTTTCTTTTATCCGGAGGTGATATTGATGAATTTATATTTGTATGACGGACCAGTGATGGAATTCGACAACTGCGTTGCGAATCGCTGGACTGCTTCTACACGGGCGGTCTCTGAAAAGAAGGCAAGGTCAAATCTTACCTATCAATTTAAAAAGAAGAACAATCGACTTCCGGGTACAAAGATTATATTGCCTGGAAAGATTAGTTTAGTGAGTGGAAAGGAGACAACTTAATGGAGGAATATAAGCCGAATTCCCACAAGTCCAAGGAGGAGCAGAAAGACCTTGTTCCCGAAAAGCGTGTAGAAAAGGTGATTTCTGGGACGGTAAAACCGAAGAAAAAATCAGAGATGCAGAAGTTTGCGGACGTATTCATTTCTGAAGATGTCAATAATGTGAAATCTTATATTGTCATGGACGTTCTCGTTCCGGCGATTAAAAAGGCAATTTCCGATATAGTAACCAATGGTATTGATATGATTCTTTATGGCGAGGCTGGAAAGTCGAAAAAGAATTCAACGGCGTCAAAGGTATCCTATCAGAAGTATTACGACAGCGGAAAGAAAGATTATACAGCACCGAAGAGCCGAACGAGCTACGAATATGACGAACTCTTATTTGAAACTCGCGGGGATGCCGAGTCGGTATTAGATGCTATGAACGAGATTATTGCGCAGTATGAGGTAGTCAGTGTCGCGGATCTTTATGATTTGGCAAACGTATCCAATGACAACTATGCTGCCAATAAATATGGCTGGACCGATATCGGAGGATGCAGAGCGGTTCGGGTAAGGGATGGTTATATTTTGAAACTGCCTAAACCGATGCCGTTGTAAAGGAGGAATTCGAGATGTATGAATCAGAAGACAGGATGGTATCTCATCCAGATCATTATATTTCTGAAACTGGCATGGAAGTTATTGATGTGATCGAAGCCTTTACCTTTGATTTAAAGGGGATTGAGGCTACCGATACCGCTAATATCATCAAATATGCCTGCCGTTGGAAGAAGAAAAACGGAATCCAGGATTTGGAGAAAATCCTTTGGTATACACAGCATCTGATTGATCATTTGAAAAAAGTAGAAGAGGAGAATAAATAACTATGAAAAAAGCAGAGATTGTAAAGAGCATGAACGGTTTTCTTAGCAAGACCAGTTTCCAGTTAAAGAAGCATAGTCCGGAGATTCTCGTCGTGGCCGGCGTTATCGGTGTGGTTACGAGTGCGGTAATGGCGTGCAAAGCAACGACAAAAGTAGGAGAAATTCTGGATAAGACGAAGGAAGATGTTGAGGCGATTCATAAATGCGAGGAAGACGAATCCGTAAAGGATCAGTATTCCAGTGAAGATGCCAAAAAAGATTTGGCGATTGTTTATGTCCAGACCGGAGTAAAATTCGCTAAGCTGTATGGACCTTCCGTTGTGCTCGGTGCATTGTCGATTACCAGTATTCTGGAATCCAACAACATTCTTCGCAAGAGAAATGTGGCTCTGGGAGCAGCTTATGCGGCTATTGATAAGGGATTTAAAGAGTATCGCAGTCGTGTTATTGAACGGTTTGGTGAAGAGGTTGACCGCGAACTGAAATATAATCTCAAAGCCAAAAAGTTTGATGAAACGGTGATCGACGAGGAGACCGGAAAAGAGAAGAAAATTAAGAAGAACGGCTTTGTGGTAAGTCCGGCAGATATCAGCGGTTATGCCAGATTTTTTGAAAAGTACACGCAGGATGAAGATGGGAATTCTATTCTGAACCCTCACTGGGAAAGCAATAACGAATACAATCTGATGTTCATCAAAGCTCAGGAGCGTTACGCGAATGACCTGCTGAAAGCGAAGAAGCGTGTATTTCTGAATGAAGTTTATGAAATGCTCGGACTTCCGAGAACAAAAGCCGGCCAGATTGTTGGTTGGGTTTATAATCCGGAAAATCCCAAAGGTGATAATTACATTGACTTCGGCCTGTATTCCGATAATCTGAGTTATTCGGATTATGTCAATGGATTTGATCAGGCAATCCTTCTGGATTTCAATGTCGATGGAAACATCTTGGATTTGATGTGAGGAAAAATTTATAACTATCCCTAAGAGTTACTGTAATTCTTAGGGATAGCTTTTTATTTGGGAGGAATTTATGCACAGGTTAATCAAAGTAATAACGGTTCCGATATTGTGCGGTATTGTAATAGCTTCTTCCTTCTTTATATCCGAATTTCACTCAGATGGGGAAGACGTTGCTGCAATATCCAAAGCAATCGTTGTCGAAAAGACTGAGCCGATTATTACAGTTTCGCAAGAGGAGTTTATTCCGATTGCAGTAGAGGAAACGGAGGAATCAATAACAGAAGCAATACCTGAAATGTCCAGGAAAGATGTAGAGCTGATCGCCCTTGTCACAATGGCAGAAGCCGAAGGCGAATGTGAAGAAGGAAAACGCCTTGTTATTGATACGGTACTTAATCGGGTAGATTCAGAATATTTTCCGGATACCGTATATGAGGTGATTTATCAGCCCAATCAGTTTTCATCCATGTGGAACGGACGAGTGGACAGATGTGAAGTCCGAGAGGATATTTGCGAGCTCGTCTACGAGGAACTGGAGTCGAGAACTAATTATGATGTCGTATTTTTCACAGCGGGAGAATACAGTGCATACGGCTTTCCGATGTTCCAGGTTGGGAACCATTATTTTTCAAAGTATGAATAAGGAAGGAGAATCATTATGCGTAATCTTTTAGCGTTTGTATCTTATACGTTAGCGGCAATGTCCGGTATCTGCTTTGTTGGTGGAATCGCAATTCTGTCAACAGGAAGGGAGCATTGATATGGACGGCTTGGAGAATGTAATATCGGTACTGGATTATGTTCTGGATACCAAGAGAAAAAGACATATTATGGGAGGCATTCTGTTGAGTGTCTCTTTTCTTTTTGGCGGTTTGGCAATAACCGTGATGACAATCAGAAACGAGGAGGAAGAGGATGAGCAGTAAAGGAATGGCTTTCCTTGCTTTTATTGCTGGAGCAGGGATAGGCTCTGTGTGCACATGGCAACTGTTGAAACGGAAATATGAGTTGATTGCCCAGGAAGAAATTGATTCTGTGAAAGCGGCTTATGCCACAAGAGAAACTGGAAAGAGTTTTGTAGAAGGCTTTTGTAACGGACTTAAAGTAGCAGAAGACAGAACTCAGAAGGACGAGAGTGATGTGGACTTCAAAAAGTATGCATCTATCATCCAGAAAGAGGGATATACGGACTATTCCAGAAGTGTCGAGGAAAAGAAAGGAGAGGCGTTTGTGGAAAAGCCTTATGTTATTTCGCCAGAGGAATTTGGTGAATCTGAAGAATATGAAAAGATCAGCCTCACTTACTATGCAGACGAAGTTCTGGCTGATGAAAATGATGAAGAGGTAGACGATGTGGATGAAATTGTCGGCGAGGAATCTCTGAACCATTTTGGTGAATATGAGGATGACTCCGTATTTGTCCGAAACGACAGGTTAAAGTGCGATTATGAAATCCTGCTTGAACAGAGGAACTACTCGGATGTCGCAAAGACAAGGCCGCATCGAGTGGAGGAATAATGACAAAGAACGAGCTTAATGATGCATATTTTAACTGGATGTATCAGCTTGTATTTGATGGAAGATATTCAAAGAAATTGTCGTATCGGAAGCTTTTAAAAGAGTTGCATCGAATTGAATTTACTTACAGCATTCCGATGGATGGAAACCGAGCGGAGGATGGAGTGGATTTAAGGTATCGATTTGGTTATGAAAACGGATACAGCAGCTCCATGATTTCTACGTATTTGGATAATCGGATGTGCAGTGTACTGGAAATGATGATTGCGCTTGCGATTCGGTGTGAGGAACATATTATGGACGATCCGGACGTTGGAAACCGAACTGGACAGTGGTTCTGGAACATGATTGTCAATCTTGGTCTTGGCTCTATGAACGATTCCAAGTTTGACCGGGATTATGTCGAGGACATTGTCCAGCGGTTTCTGGATCGGAAGTATAGCCACAATGGTGACGGTGGGCTGTTTACCGTAAATCACAGCCGATACGATTTAAGGTCTGTTGAAATCTGGTATCAGATGTGCTGGTATTTGGACGAAAATACTTAGAAGGAGAGATTACTATGAGTCACAGCGAAGTAATGAAGTGGTTTGAAAACTATTTTCCTGATTATTCAGGGGATCGGATTGATGTATGGTTCCCAAATGGAAGAAACAGCATCCGTATCCGTCAGGAAAACGGTCAGGAATTTATATTCACTTATCATAGTCAGAAAGATTGGAGATTTGAGACGATTACCAGTTTTCTGAATGGAATGAAGGGAGGAAAAAAGTAAGATGTGTGAGGTTATGAATTATATTTTTGGCAGTCTTAGCAATTCGGAGACGGCAATACGGTCCATTCGGAAATCTCTGAATAAACAGGCCCGCTATAACCGGAAATTAAGTACGCTTGCTCTTATCATGACGGTTAATCTGGTTCTCCTGGAGCTGGATCGTGTGGAGCAGAAAAAGAGAATTGAAAAATTGGAATCGACAATAGAGGAAATGAAGCGCGATAAAGGAGAGTAAAAAATGAGATGATCGACTTTTTGATGATTTCCACACGTAGTACAAAGCGTGGTGTAATTGAAATCTATCCGAAGTTCATTATTAAGAAAAGCTCCGATCTGATGATTCGAGGTGGTGACTTCTACGCTATCTGGATTGAGGAACGAGGTTTATGGTCTACGGACGAACAAGATGCTTTGCAACTCATTGACCGTGAACTGGATAGATACGCAGAAGAAAGCCGCCAGCGCTTTGACTCTGAGATTAAAGTTCTTCACATGTGGGATGCGGAATCCGGAATGATTGATTCCTGGCATAAATATTGTCAGAAGCAAATGCGGGATTCTTTCCACATGCTGGATGACAAATTGATATTCTCCAACACAAAGACCGACAAAAAAGATTACGCCAGTAAAAAGCTGAAATATCCGCTTGAAGCTGGCAATTTGTCTGCTTATGACAAATTGATGTCTACTCTGTACTCAGAAACGGAAAGACAAAAGATAGAATGGGCGATTGGTTCTATAGTGTGCGGAGAATCGAAAAAACTGCAAAAATTTATGGTTCTGTATGGAGCTGCCGGAACGGGTAAATCCACAGTTCTCAATATCATTCAGCAGCTCTTTGAAGGATATTATTCGGTCTTTGACGCAAAAGCTCTTGGTTCATCTAGCAATTCGTTTGCGCTGGAGGCGTTCAAGAGCAACCCCCTTGTGGCGATTCAGCATGATGGCGATCTGTCGAGAATTGAAGACAATACCCGGTTAAACAGTTTGGTATCCCATGAGTTGATGACCGTGAATGAGAAGTTTAAATCAACCTATTCCAATCGGTTCAAATGCTTTCTGTTTATGGGTACCAATAAGCCGGTAAAGATTACGGATGCAAAGTCTGGTTTAATTCGACGACTGATTGATGTGTCTCCTTCCGGAAATAAGCTGAGTCCGAAGGAATACAAGGCAACCATGAAACAGATTGAATTCGAATTGGGAGCAATCGCGCATCATTGTCAGGAGGTCTATCTAAATAATCCCGGTCTGTATGACGATTATATTCCAATTGCAATGCTGGGAGCTTCCAACGATTTCTATAACTTCATCATTGATTCCTACCATGTGTTCAAACGGGAAAACGGTACAACCTTGAAGGCTGCCTGGGAGATGTATAAGACCTACTGTGACGAGGCAAAAGTGGGTTATCCATTTTCTCAGAGAGTTTTTAAGGAAGAACTGAAGAATTATTTCCATGATTATAAAGAACGATTCAACATGGAGGACGGTTCGAGAGTACGAAGCTATTATATCGGATTCCGGACTGAAAAATTTGAAGAGGAAACCATTGTGGAAAAGCCGGAAGAGAAACCGTCATTATTGCAGTTTAACGCAACCAAATCCATTTTCGACCAGGTGTGCTCTGATTGTCCGGCGCAGTATGCAACCGACAAGGAGACGCCTTCCATGAAATGGGACAAGGTAAAAACGAAGCTGTCCGATTTGGACACTTCTAAAATCCATTATGTTAAAGTCCCGGAAAACCACATAGTAATCGACTTTGATATTCCGGATAAGGATGGGAACAAATCCTTCGAACGGAATGTGGAAGAAGCAAGCAAGTGGCCGGCGACTTATGCAGAGCTAAGTAAAAGCGGAAAGGGGGTTCATCTTCATTATATTTACACAGGAGATGTAAAAAAACTGAGTCGTATTTATGACGACCACATCGAAGTGAAAGTGTTCACAGGTAAAAGCTCATTACGAAGAAAACTTACGAAGTGTAATGATTTGCCTATCGCAACGATTAGCTCTGGTTTACCGACGAAAGGAGAAGACAAAATGGTAAATTTTGAAGCGATTAAAAGCGAAAAAGGGCTTAGAACACTGATTAAACGAAATCTGAATAAAGAAATTCATCCGGGTACTAAGCCTAGTATCGATTTTATCTACAAAATACTGGAGGACGCATATGCCAGCGATTTGAGTTACGATGTGACAGATATGCGGAACGCAGTTTTGGCATTTGCCGCAAACAGTACGCATCAGGCCGAATACTGTATCAAGCTGGTAAATAAGATGCAGTTTAAATCAGCAGACCCTTCCACAGCGGGGAGAAACGAAGAAGCAAAACTGGTCTTTTATGATATTGAGGTATTTCCGAACCTGTTCCTTGTAAACTGGAAAATCGAGGGTGAGGGAAAGCCGGTTGTCCGTATGATTAACCCGACGCCGACTGAGATTGAGGAATTGATGCGGTTCCGTCTGGTTGGGTTCAACTGCCGTCGATATGATAACCATATTCTGTATGCGAGACTCATGGGTTATACGAACGAGCAGCTCTATAACCTTTCGCAAAAGATTATCAGTGGAAGTCCCAATTGCTTCTTTGGAGAAGCCTACAATGTTTCCTATACGGATGTGTATGACTTTGCATCTGCCGGAAATAAAAAGAGCTTGAAGAAGCTGGAGATTGAGATGGGAATCCATCATCAGGAGCTTGGGCTTCCTTGGGATCAACCTGTTCCCGAAGAAATGTGGACCAAGGTTGCTGAATATTGTGATAACGATGTAATTGCAACCGAATCGGCATTCCACTACCTGAAGGCGGACTGGACAGCTCGACAGATTCTGGCGGATTTGGCTGGCATGACGGTAAACGACACGACCAATACGCTGACCCAGAAGATTATATTTGGGAACGAGCGAAAACCACAGGATCAGTTCAATTACCGAAATCTGGCAGAGCCGGTACATTGCCTGGATGAAGAAACCGAATCTTTCCTGGCTGAAGCGTGTCCCGAAATGATGGCACAAACCCATGGTGAAGAAGGAAGCCTCTTACCTTATTTCCCTGGATACAAGTATGAGAATGGAAAATCGACATATCGAGGAGAAGAGGTTGGAGAAGGCGGTTATGTCTATGCGGAACCCGGTATGTATGGAAATGTGGCATTGCTGGATATTTCTTCTATGCATCCGCACAGCGCAATCGCAGAAGTTCTGTTTGGTGTGAAATTTACGAGGGCCTTCCGTGATATTGTGGAAGGACGAGTCAGCATCAAGCACGAAGCCTGGGACGAAGTCAACCACATGCTGGACGGAAAGCTGACGCCGTATATCCAGAAAGTTATCGATGGAGAGATGACGGCAAAGGATTTGGCGAATGCTTTGAAGACAGCAATCAATTCGGTATATGGTCTGACTTCTGCCAACTTCGAGAATCCATTCCGTGATCCTAGAAACAAAGATAATATTGTGGCCAAACGAGGAGCTCTGTTCATGATTAACCTCAAGCATGAGGTGCAGGAACGAGGCTTTACTGTTGCTCATATTAAGACGGACTCCATTAAGATTCCAGATGCGACACCGGAGATTATCCAGTTTGTTATGGATTATGGGAAACGGTATGGCTACACCTTTGAGCACGAGGCTACATACGACCGGATGTGCCTGGTAAATGACGCTGTCTACATTGCAAAGTATAAAGACGGGAAGTGGACGGCCACAGGAACCCAGTTCCAGATTCCTTATGTTTTCAAGAAGCTTTTTAGCGGTGAAGAGATTGTATTTGAAGACATGTGTGAAACCAAGTCAGTAAGCAGCGCTTTATATTTGGACATGAACGAAGGGCTTCCTGATGTGTCCGAATATGAAAAAGAATTTTCAAAAGCGGAGAGTGATTATCGTAAGGGATTTCTTTCCGACACAACATTTGAAAAGACTTGCCAGTCGCTGAATCCAAAGATTGCAGAAGGCCACAATTATATTTTCATAGGACGAGTAGGACAATTCTGTCCGATCAAACCCGGGGCCGGTGGCGGTTTGCTCATGCGTGAGAAGGATGGACGGTATTATGCAGCTACTGGCTCGAAGGGGTATCGGTGGCTGGAATCTGAAATGGTGAAAGAACTCTCCAAAGAAGATTCTATTGACCGTTCTTATTACGATAAGCTTGTAGATGATGCAGTTGAAACCATATCCAAATACGGCGACTTTGAATGGTTTGTATCAGATGATCCTTATATTCCCAAACCAAAACTGGAGGATTTTATGAACATCCCAGAAGACGCTGATGAAGAATTACCATTTAATTAAAGAAAAGGAGAAGTATCATGGCTTACAAAAACGTACCTAATATTATTATTGAAAACGCTCATATCATTTTTCGGAATTTCAGAGGAGAAGAGTCTAAGTATAACAGAGCTGGAAGCAAGAACTTCTGTGTGATCATCGAAGATCCAGAGCAGGCGGAGAAACTCTCTAAGGATGGATGGAACGTAAGGGTTCTGGCTCCTAGAGACGAGGATGAAGAGCCGAGACATTATATTCAGGTGGCAGTCAGCTTCGAGAACATTCCGCCAAAGGTGGTTATGATTACAAGACGGAATAAGACACCGCTTGATGATGAATCCATTTCCACTCTGGATTATGCGGAGATTCGGAATGTTGATTTGACGATTCGGCCGTATTCCTGGGAAGTGAACGGTAAGACCGGCATTAAGGCCTACCTGAAGACGATGTATGTCACCATCGAGGAAGATGAATTTGCTGAGAAGTATGCAGAGGAAGAAGGACCGGAAGAAGTTCCGTTCCGCCGATGAGCGACAGATAGGGTGCCTGATATTGCCAGCAAGGTAAATGTCCTAAGGCTAGAGGAAACAGCCCTATATTTCTGCGAAAGGAGAAAAAAATGGCATTTTGGAATCGGAAAAAGAAGCGAACCACAGCGAAACCGAAAATCAATGCTTCTGTTCCTAAACCCAAAGTAAACAGCGAAAAACAAGAATCAAGCATTCCGCCACAGCCTAAGAAAATGGACATACCAAAGCCGGATAAACTGCTGAAAAATGAGAATGTCAGGAAAGAGTTTCTAAGATCTTTTCATCAGTTGACTTACCAGCACAGACCGTGGGATGTATGGCGGGATTTTATCATAATGTTTGCCTGTTCTTTATCGAATCCGGTGGATAAATCCCACTATGAAGAACGGGAAAAACGATATTTGAAGATTATCAAAAAATACAATAAACAGGAGCAAAAATTGTTTCCGGAATTAGCTGCCTATGTAGTTATGGCTTTGGAAGATAATCCAGAGCAGGACTTCTTAGGCAGTGTTTTTATGGAATTGAACCTGGGTAACAAATCGACCAGCCAATTCTTTACTCCCTATCATATCTGTGAGCTGATGGCAAAAGTAACGGAAGAAGATGTAGCAGCCATTGTGAAGGAAAAAGGTTATATTACGATCAATGATCCTTGCTGTGGTGCCGGGGCAACTCTGATTGCAGCAGTTAATGAGGCAAGAAAGCAATTGGAAAAAGTAAATCTAAACTTCCAAAATCATGTTCTGGTTGCTGCTCAGGATATTGATGAAATCGTTGCTTTGATGTGTTACATTCAACTTTCTCTTCTTGGAGTAGCTGCATACATCAAAGTGGGTAACTCGCTTACCGAACCAATGTCTACGGACGATAACGGAGAGAACTATTGGTTTACCATGATGTATTTTTCAGATGTGTGGACCATGAGAAGATTGTTTCACAGCTTATGAAAGGACGGGTAACATGACAAAGACTGTACGATTAAAGAAAGAAGACTGCTATTGTGATTTGACCAAATTCTATGAAAATGTGGCTCGAAAAATCCCGGTGGGGATAACAGACAAAACCTGTTTCGACTGCCGGAAAATTTGCGTCACGAAATCGGTCCAAGAAGCTTTATGGTCGTATTATCGTGACGAAAAAGGAAAGACAGATGAGCAGATTGCTACGATGTTGTTGGGATACGGGCCGAAGGCAAACTTGGAAGAGCATGGCATTCTGGAGTATCGGGTTGAGATTGAAGATGGATTTATAGTGTGAGGAGGGATAAGTGTGGACGAGCGGTTAAAAGCTTTGGAAAAAGAACTGGACAGTCTGATGAACATGGCTCCTATAGAAGACGACTGTACAAAAAATGAAAACGAGATGTATTCAGACATGGCGAACCTGAAAAACAGCATAACAATGGTTCTTGAGGAGCGACGGAATGGCCGTTAAATTATATGACTACCAGATAGCAGCCGTTGAAAAAATGCGAAACGGTTGTATTCTGTGCGGTGGAGTTGGAAGCGGAAAGTCCAGAACAGCGTTGGCTTATTACTATCTTCATAATGGTGGAGATCCAGATTGTCTGACGGGGCTGAAGGGCTATGTTGCGATGGACGATCCGCCAAAGGACTTATATATCATTACAACGGCCAGAAAGCGGGATACGATGGAATGGGAGGGTGATCTTTCGCCCTTCCTTCTTTCGGTTCATGAGGATGTCAATCTATATTCAAATCAGGTTGTCGTAGATTCCTGGAACAACATCAAGAAATATGCAGAGGTGAAGGATGCTTTCTTTATATTTGACGAGCAAAGAGTAATCGGTTCCGGAGCTTGGGTGAAGGCGTTCCTGAAAATTGCCAAATCAAACCAATGGATTCTGTTATCCGCAACTCCGGGAGATACCTGGCAGGATTATATTCCGGTATTCATTGCAAATGGATTTTACAAAAATCGGACGGAATTCATCCGAGAACATGTGGTTTATAGTCGATTCAGTAAATACCCAAAGATTGACCGATATTTGAATACCGGGAGATTGATTCGACTCAGGAACCGAATTCTGGTGAATATGGATTTCAAGCGTCAGACAATTTCTCATCATGAAGATGTGTTTGTCAAATATGATGTGGGAAAATACAGAGACGCTGGACGAACCAGATGGGACCCATTTAAAAACGAGCCGATTACAAATGCTGCTGGTCTTTGCTATGTATGGCGAAAAATTGTAAATACGGACGAGTCACGGCAGATTGCTTTGATGGAGATTGTAGAGAAGCATCCGAGAGCCATTATATTTTACAACTTCGATTACGAGCTGGAGCTTTTAAAGGGATTATTTCAAATTTATGAGGATGACGGGGTTTTTGAAATCGCAGAGTGGAATGGCCATAAACACCAGCCGATTCCAGAGTCAAAGAGCTGGGTATATCTTGTCCAATATAATGCTGGAGCTGAAGGCTGGAACTGTATTAAGACTGATACCATTATATTCTACTCACAGAACTATTCCTACAAAATCATGCAGCAATCTGCGGGGAGAATAGACAGGTTGAATACACCATTCAAAGATTTGTACTATTATCACTTAAAATCTCGTAGTGGGATTGATTTGGTAATTAGTAAGGCACTGAAAGACAAGAAAGATTTTAATGAATTGAGGTTTGTAAAATGGTCTGGGGAATACTCCATCGAAAACGGCAGCTTAGGTAGGTGAAAAGATTATGAATGAAGAATATTTGGAAGTAGATTTTAAAAAGTATTGCAAAACTTGTAAACATAAAGAATTGGGAGAGAAATTCGATCCATGTAATGAATGTCTGGATTATGGGTATAATCTCAATTCTCACAAACCTGTAATGTGGGAGGAAAAGAAAAAATGAGCTACGAATATGATCGATATTTGGCACAGCATAAATCTAACGTCGAAGCAGGATTTCGATGGTTACAGAAAAATCTTCCTGAGATCACGGAGGGCAGTGGCGCAGAGCATAATATCGTATTTGCACATGACCAATCCAAAACCGAGCCTGATGAATATGGTCCCTATGATATTTACTTTTATGGAGGAAATCGCTCTTATGCAGTAGTGGCGGATTTTAGAAAAGCTTGGTTGTTACATATTCATCGAAATCCTCATCATTGGCAGCATTGGGTATTGATCGATGATGATCCGGAAAAAGGAGAAATCGTTTTGGAGATGCCCTACTGCTATATTCTGGAGATGATTTGCGATTGGTGGTCCTTTAGTTGGTTTAAAGGAAATTTGCTGGAAATTTTCTCCTGGTACGAAGAGCATAAAAATTATATAAAACTGCATCCCAATACGAGAAAATTGGTGGAGGATATTTTAAGCCGCATCCAAAATAAGCTTGGGGGGGTAATGGCGAATGAAATCAACAGATAGCGTAATTGCGAGTTGGGATTTTTCCAATGGAAAAGACGTTGGTGTTCTGATTGTCGGAAAGCAGGAGAAAGGAAAAGTTGAAATTATCAACGCCTATCAGGGAGAAGAGGCCAAAGCACTTTATCAAAAGTTGGTATTCCCCAAATCAAAGAAGACCAGCTTTAGCAAGGAGAAAACCACATGAAGCAACCGAAAAAATTAACCAGAGAGCAAAAAGAATGTTTGTCTGCTCATTATCTGAATTGTAAAGACTGGATGCTGGTTGAAGAGACCGAATTCTATTACCGCATCATTAACAAGAATACAGGGGTGATAAAAAGCGTGGACAAGTTCAGAAGGATAAGAAGGAGGAAACGAGATGTCGGATATTCTGGTAGTTAAAGTAAATATGTTTTGTCGTTCCAGAGAGTTGAACGATATTCGCCGATACATACTTTCCCAAATAGAAAACGGAAAGGTTGTTGTGTTACCTGCTTATTGCGATGCTCAGATTGTTCCGAATGATATTGAAATAATACGCGTTGAAGATCTTTCTGGGGAACAAAAAAATAAAGGAGGAAATCATGAAAATTCCACAAAATCCATTTAATGATGCTCTACAGACCTGTTTAAACAATATTGAAGAATTTAAAAAAACGTGTGGAAAAAGAAAGTGAATTAAAAAATTCGTTACTTTCTCAAATGGCAAACTTTTATACCGATAATTTTCAGAACACTTATTTTAAAGAAGAGAAGAGCAAAAGGATTGGACAAATTGAATACATCTTCTGTAAAAACGGAGTGTTTTTCGCTCACGTATATTTTCTCGATATTACAACAAATTCAAAGATCAGGAAAGTTTATTCTAATATCGAATTGTTTAGCTCTGAAATGGAAGAAATGACAGCAATATCCGAAGACGAGTACAAATTTGGGTTTTTCGATTATATTAACAAAAATATAAAAATAGTTGAGAATGAATAAAGGAGAAAAAAGAGTATGAAAACAATTAGAAACAACTGGAAAGTAGCCTTGATCGTAGCCGCTGGTATAGTGGCTGTTATTTTATTATGTGTGTTTGGTGTGCAGAGTTCTCAGAATAGAGCGTTTGCCTTGGAAGAGCAAGTCTATACTGCTGATTCAGATATTAAGGTTCAGGAAAAGCGGCGTGTAGATTTGGTTTATAATCTTGCCGATTGTGTTGAGCAGTACGATAAATACGAAGCTGAGACATTGACTGCAATTGTTGAAGGTAGAGGTTCCGCTGGTGACATTGAAAATGTCACTACCGCTATTACTGCCGTTTCTGAAGCATACCCCGAATTAAAATCAAATGAAAATTATAAAGAGCTAATGAATGAACTTTCTATTACAGAAAATTTAATTGCAGAATATCGGAGCAACTATAATAAGCAAGTTAAAGAATATAACCGATATATACGGAAATTCCCGACAAGAGTTTTTCTCGATATTCTCGGATATGAGATTCAGAACTATACCTATCTCGATTATGATGCTCCTGTTGACGCTCCACAGAATTTATTGGGAGAGTAGAAAATATGAGAAGATGTAAGCGTAGAAGTTTTGATTTTGAGAATTTCGAAATTACAAAACGGGAAATATTGGCAAGTATATCAATTGTAGCTGTTATGCTTCTGATTGGGATTCTTATTGCTGGAAAAAATTCAGATTATCACTTGGATAAAAACGAAAAATATAACAAAGCAATAAAAGTAGAATCGCAGGAACTGTTTGAGTATGGGATGAGAACCAATGTCGGAAACGCTTTTGTGTACGGGGATTTAAAAGCTGTCGATACGGTTACATATCCTGAAATTGGCGGCGAATATATGTATATCAAAAAGGTTAAAGAACGATACACAATGCATACTCGTCGGGTTTCACATAGAAAAACGGTGAATGGTAAAACTCATACTTACTACACAACGGAAACCTATTGGACATGGGATTATTCCGGTAGTGAAGAGCAGACATGTAACAAGATATTGTTTTTAAACCATGTTTTCCCAGTTAGTAAAATTGATTTGCCGGAAGAAGAGTATATAGACACTATTAAAGAATCCGGTCATATTCGGTATAAATATTATGGGGTAGGTTTAAATTTTACCGGAACTGTATTTACAGAACTGTCTAATAATACGATAGCTGACAACTCGCCATTTTATAAAAACATGAGGATTGACGAGACCGTAGAATACTTAGAAACCGATTTAGGAATATGGATATTCTGGATTATTTGGATAGTCTTAATTGGGATCTGCGTTTTCGGTTTCTATTATATCGATAACAAATGGCTTGAATAATTTGGAATTTTTGGGAGAGGGTCGAGCAATAATGAGGGCGACCACAAGGTGGATATAGCAGTTGCATAAGGGATGAGTCCACTATGGAAAGGAGAAAAAGAATATGAATCTTAAACCAGCGAAAATTATTGCAGTAGATTTTGATGGAACTTTATGCGAAAACAAATGGCCGGAGATTGGAGCAGCAAATGAAGAGCTGATAGAGTATCTCCGTGATCGACAGAAGAATGGAGATAAACTGATTCTCTGGACTTGTCGTGTGGACGATATGCTCAGAAAGGCCGTTGAATGGTGTAAAGAAAAAGGACTGGTGTTTGATGAAGTCAACGAGAATCTTCCGGAGATAATCGAGAGTTTTGGCTCCGATACCAGAAAGATATTTGCCAATGAGTATATAGATGATCGAAATATCTGGCCGCTGGAAGAAGGTGTGGCTGACGTTCTTTATCTTTGTGATGGTAAAAGGTGCGGGGATACTTGCCCAGGTGTGGAATGCAAACACACATCCGATATAGCTCATGCTAGGAATTTTATAAAGGGTTCCTATAACTCCTATTGGGAAAAGGAATGCTTTAGAGAACATCAAAAAGACTGTCACGGTTGCTTCGGGGCTGCGGACGATGGTTGCAAACGCTGTATGGAGGAAAATCAGCATGAATCGGAATAGATTTATCCAGGGATTAAAAAGTAATATCCAGCTTTCCGAAAAGGAACGGCGACAGATTATTCGAAAAAGTCTTCAAAAATACCCATGGAAAACAAAATGTACGGTGGCGATGGAGGAATTTGCAGAGCTTCAGCAGCAGATCAGCAAACAGGTTCGCGGCTACGGGGACAGAATTGGACTCTTGGAAGAGATGGCAGATGCTTATATTTGTCTAAACTTCCTAGAGTCCATTTTTGATATTAAGTCAGAAGATTTGCAGAAGGCTATTGATGTGAAGCTGGAACGAGAAAGGAGAAACTTATGAAGGTATTCGTTATCGGCTCTCTTTCTTGTGAGGAAGAGATAAGGAAAGTAGCAAAATTTTTTAAGGAAGAAATGGGAGATGAGGTTGATTATGTACGAAAACAACCCGAGAAACCCTTAGAAATTCTTATTAGAGAAGCTTTTGAATCCATATCTAAGGCAGACAGAGTAGTCGCTGTTAAAAAAACAGATGGAACTTTTGGTGATGGCACCCTGTACGAAATGACTTTTGCGAATTTTATTGGGAAACCAATCACAAAGTTTGGAAAAACGGACATAGAACTTATAAGCCAAAAAGGTTCTAATACTCTACCAGAGTGGATTTATAGCCCAGTAAATGATCTGAAGTGGGATGATTTGTTCGAGCAAATTGAAAGAGCACTTGGTTTCAAACTATTTATCTGGCAAAAAACCTATATCATGGGTATTGGCTTCAGAAGATCGGGACAAACCACTGCCGAAATTCTTAGACTTTTAGTTGGAAACACTGTACTACCGTACATCCGTTTAGAACGACCAAAAAGTAAACAAGAAGATTTGAAACAGAAAGAACTTATTAAGATAAAGGAAAAACTGGATTCGAAAGGCATAATTTCAAGAAATATAGAAAGGGAATATTATTGATAATGGGGTTATCAAAACTTTCAGAAGAATGCAAGAATTGCCCGTTTGTCGAGAAGTGTAAAAACAAGAGAATGGAAGCATTGGCATATATGACTGAACCGCAAGTTTTAGCAAATGCGGCAGGGCCAAGTTCTGAAAACTTAGCAGCACCTTTATTACGAGAAACCGTGACAATCATGATAAATGGTACGCCAACCCAGGTTTATAAAGACGAAATAGAAAAACAGCTCTATTCCCAATTATATTCAGCGTTAGGTTTAAAGTTTGGTGGTTAAAAAGGAGAAAAATTATGAATAAAAATTGTTTGGGTCTTTTACCTCAGTATCATATTGACAGAGATAAGCTGTGCGAGATTGTAAAAGAAACCGTCGGCTACGATAGACTTATGGATGCATTCTGCAATGGGACTGTCGTTTGTGACGAGTTTGCTTGGTTTTCTAATGCCGACGAATATTACATCATTCATTTGGAGAGCGGAATGATGGTAAATTGGTATAAACATCTCGGAAGGACAAACACTTGCTCACAGAAAGATAGAACCATTGATGATTATTACGAGTTCTTCAGATTATTCAAAGAAGAATTGGACTATTTCGAGAGGAGAATGCAATAATGATTAAAATTGAAAACGTAGAGGTTATGGGATGGGAGCACGCTATTCGTGGAATGCGGAACCCGATGAACAGTTGGGAAAAATCAGATAGCGGAATCTGCAAAGGTGGGGAGAGCGGTATTGGATGCAAGAACTGTGCCAATTACGATTCCTGCGAGCATACATACGATCATTCCTGGCAGCTTGGTAAAGAAGACCATGACCTGATGATGAGGCTTGCGACCGGCGGGCCGACTCATGCGAAGTATCGAAGAATGATTACTGTCTATGTAGACATTACCGCTCCGCTTTATTGGTGGAAGGAGTTTGATACTTATAAGGTGGGAACGGTAGCAAATAGTTGCTCCACAATGAATAAGATTGCGCAGAAAGAGTTTACGCTGGAGGATTTTAGTCACGAGCATTTGGGGGTTTACATTCCGGCAGAGAAAAACGATGGTGAAGAATGCTTCCAAAACTTATGGATCGACGACATATTGCCTAGAGTTATCGATGGGTTAAACATAGCAAGGAATTTTTATATTAAAGAAGACGATCCGGAACTTAAAAAGAAATACTGGTGGCAGATGATTCAGCTTCTTCCGAGCAGCTATAACCAGAAGCGTACCGTGATGATGAACTACGAGGTTCTGGACAGCATTTATCCCATGAGAAAAAACCATAAACTTGATGAGTGGGTGGAATTCTGCAAATGGATTGAAACTCTTCCATATTCGGAAATTATTGTTGGGGAAAGGGCTAAATTATATGCTGACGGGAAGGAGATAAATTTATGATTTTTATTCAAACCTTGATTTGTATTTTTCTGGCATATATTTGTTTGTATGCCCTGATTTCCAGAATCTGCAAATGCATCGAACATTGTGCCTCAGCCAAAGGATATACAAAGTTGGAAGAGGCGAAAATCCTCGCCAAAGACCAGAATAAGGGAGAGTAAACTATGTGGAGCCGAAAACTGATAAAAAACAAAATCTATGCTGTCCTGATTGTCTTGATTGGAGCGTTGTCAGTCCCGATTGAATGGGATGCAACGTTCTTTTTATTTTCCCTGATTATGGGAGTACCGCTGTTCTTTGCGAAAACGAACTGGATTTATAAAGGGGATGAGGATGATGGGACGAGCCGAGAGGAGACGTGCTCAGAAATTAGAGCAGAAAGCAAAGACCGCTACATACAATCTCACGAAAGCGCAGCTCGATGCGGCCGTTCGTGAACAGGTAGAGAAAGAGCTGGAGCGAATCAAACAGGAAGCTATGGATGACGCCGTAAACACTGCGATGGTTCTGCTCCTGACTCTGCCGCTGGAAGTGCTGATGGACCATTATTGGACGAAATCCTACGCAAAGCGCATTCCGAAGTTTACTGAGCTGGTTCTGGAATATTACGAACGCTGGCAAAATGGTGAGTTGGATATGGAAAAGCTGAAAGAGGATTTGTGGGAATATGGCGGTGTGAAATTAGTTGAAAGTGAGGGTGAAGCAACATGAAATGTGTAATTGGAGTTATTGCGTGTATCGTTGGACTTGTGAGTCTGATCGGTCTGATTGTGTTAAAGGCAGTCAATTCGTCTGCAACCTATATGGATGATTCATTCCGGTGGGGAGGACGAGATGGGTACTAAAAACGATTGTCGAAAAAATGCAGAGGGGTATTCGGACCCGACAGCCTACGAAGCGCTGAGGAACATTGAGCAGGAAGAGGATCGGTTCCACAAGCTACTGGATACCATTTTTACGCTGTGTGAACTGTCCGACTTCCACATCGAAGAGCGGATCGTCATCAAGGATAAACGAACCGGACGGATTTGGAGGTGAGTATTTATGAATGGACTATGGATGCTCTTGTAAAAGCAGTTGATGAGTTTGCTGTAAAAGTAAAAGAGATGGCGGACGCTCTGGTTGAGGCATTTGGACTCGGATTATCGGTGCCCGAAAAAGAGAAGAAAAAGAGCTCCAGTTCTCCGGCTCGATATGGGATGTCTTTGCGGAAATCCCGAAGAGAATCCTTCGTTAAGCAGTATTCTTACCGACCGATTGCCCGGAAACACTTACCTTATCAGAGAAGAAATTATTAAAAATCGTCCGTACAAAGCTTGAAAGTGGGTGAAAATCACGCCCACTTTTAGGTTTTTAAAAATGGGCTTTGTCCACTTTTATGTGGGCTTTTTGGAAAATGCGGGGACTTTTGGGAAAGGATTCGGACGATTTTGGCCAAATTTGTGGCCATTTGCCCACTTTCTGCCCACTTTTAAAACCCCGATTTGGTCAGCAAAAACCCAGTATTTATGCGGGTTTGCGGGCTCAAAGCCCACTTTCCCGCTTTTTTTCTTAAACTATTATGATAGAAAGTTTAAAAGTATATAGTAATAGCGAAAAAAAAGTGGGTTTTTGGCCACGAGCAAAAAATGGAGGAAATCATGAGCAAGATTAGTTGGGAGAGCTTGTATGAAAATTTCAAGTCAATCTATCCAAGATTGTCGCGGTCATCCGTATATTTTCGTCCGTTCGGGTATATGAGTATAGTAGTGTACTTTGAGGACGGAATGAAGATGGTCTACGATGACCTGAGAAAACAGGCCCATATCACAGCTTGAAGTTATTTAGCCTGTACCTGTTGATTTGGGTATGGGCTATTTTTATGTCAACTTTTGTTTTTTCGCGCGAAAAATACATCGACTGTTATGAAGAGAGAGGGTTAAAATGGCCATTCTCTCTTTTATTTTGGAGAAAGGAGGCTCACTTATGCTGGAAAGTGAATTTCAGAACAAACTGATTCATGAACTGAAACGGATGTTTAAAGGCTGCATTGTAACAAAACTGGATTCCAGTCACATTCAGGGAATTCCTGATTTGCTGATTCTTTATAACGATAAGTGGGCCACTTTAGAATGTAAGAAAAGCATTCGCGCCAAGAAACAACCAAACCAAGAATATTATGTTGGACGAATGAATGAAATGTCGTTCTCAAGATTTATTTGTCCAGAAAATAAGGAGGAAGTGTTACATGATCTTCAACAAGCATTCGACTCTTGAAGGGCAACACGCCTTTCTTGGCGCAAGCAAATATCACTGGATTAATTATGATGAATCCAAAGTTGCAGAATCGTATTCAAAGTTTCTTGCGACTCAAAAAGGAACGGAGCTTCACGATTTCGCAGCAAGGTGTATCACGCTTGGACAGAAACTTCCGAAGTCTCAGAAAACGTTGAATATGTATGTGAATGATGCGATCGGTTTCAAAATGGTTCCCGAACAGCCACTCTTCTATTCAGAGAATTGTTTTGGGACGACAGATGCGATTGCATTCCGAAATCGTATGCTTCGTATTCACGATTTAAAAACCGGTGTCATTCCAGCGCACATGGAGCAGCTTGAAATATACGCTGCTCTTTTTTGTTTGGAATACAAAATTAAACCAGCCGACATTGAAATGGAACTTCGGATTTATCAGAACAACCAGATTCTTTATGAGAATCCGACTGCTGAAACCATAGTTCCTATCATGGACAAGATTATCACATTTGACAAAGTAATCAACAAAATCAAAGAACAGGAGGGCTAACTTATGAATCCGATTGCGGAAGAAATTTTGATGCATTATGGAATGCCCCGACGTTCTGGTCGTTATCCGTGGGGATCTGGTGAAAATCCTTATCAGCATAGCGGAGACTTTCTGAGTCGAGTGGATGAACTGAAAAGTCAGGGTATGAGTGATACCGAAATCGCAAAAGCCATGGGCTTAACCACCACTCAATATCGTACGCAGAAATCCTTAGCCAAAGATGAACGGCGTGCGTTGGATGTGGCAAGAGCGAAATCTCTTCGAGAAGATGGATTGAGTTTAAATGAGATTGCGAAAGAGATGGGGTTCGCAAACGATTCTTCTGTGCGATCTCTTTTGAATGAGAATTCCGAGGTTCGTATGAATCAGGCCAAAACGACTGCTGAGTTTATTAAAAAGCAGATTGATGAAAAAGGTATGATTGATGTCGGCGTCGGTGTGGAACGTGAGCTTGGAATTTCCAAGGAGAAACTGAATGAAGCGCTCTACATGTTGGAGATGGAAGGCTATCCTGTCTATGGTGGTCGAGTGGATCAGATAACGAATCCGGGAAAGAAAACCACACTTCGAGTAATTTGTCCGCCTGGAACAGAGCATAAGGAGATTTATGATTTTGAGAATATCAATTCTCTGAAAGATTATGTCTCCCATGACGATGGAGAATCCTTTGATCCCAAATTTGTCTATCCCAAAAGCATAGACTCAAAAAGGCTTCAAATTCGTTACGCAGAAGATGGTGGGGAATTAAAGGATGGTGTTGTTGAAATTCGAAGAGGCGTTGACGACTTGTCTCTTGGTGAATCTCACTATGCTCAGGTTCGAATCCTGGTTGATGGAACGCACTACATCAAAGGAATGGCCGTTTATTCAGATGACCTTCCTGATGGCGTGGATGTTATGTTCAACACCAATAAGAAAAAAGGAACTCCGAAAATGGATGTTCTGAAGCCAATTAAAGATGATCCCGATAATCCGTTTGGTTCCTTAATCAAAGAAGGAATCAACGACCCGGATAATCCAACGACCGAAAGAGGGGGACAAAGCTATTACTATGATAAGAATGGTAAGAAACAGCTTTCCCTTATCAACAAACGTGCAGAAGAAGGGGATTGGGGAGAATGGGCCGATAAACTTCCGTCTCAGTTTCTGTCGAAGCAGAGCAGAACTTTGATAAAGAAGCAGTTGAATTTAGCAGCCGCGGATAAGCAGTCCGAATTTGATGAGATTTGTTCTCTTACAAATCCAACAGTGAAAAAGGTTCTTTTGAAATCTTTTGCTGATGACTGCGATGCTGCTGCTGTTCATTTACAGGCAGCCGCCCTTCCCAGGCAGAAGTATCAAGTCATTCTACCATTAACCTCCATCAAAGACAACGAGGTCTATGCTCCGAACTATAAGAACGGAGAAACCGTAGCCCTTGTTCGGTATCCGCATGGCGGAACTTTCGAGATTCCCATCTTAACTGTTAATAATAAACAGCCAGAAGGAAGAAGGGTTCTTGGGAATACGCCAGCGGACGCTATTGGTATCAATAAAAAAGTGGCCGACCGTCTTTCTGGAGCCGACTTCGATGGCGATACCGTCATGGTAATCCCTTGTAATTCTTCCAATAGCAGAGTGAAGATTACTTCTACCCCACAATTAAAGGGGTTAGAAGGCTTTGATCCTAAGATGTCTTATGGGACTGTTAAGAAAGGTGACGATTACTATAACAGCAGCGGTCAGAAGATTAAGGTTATGAAGAATACCCAGACAGAAATGGGTAAGATTTCAAACTTGATTACTGATATGACTTTGAAAGGTGCGACTCAGGACGAGCTTGCAAGAGCTGTGCGTCATAGCATGGTCGTCATCGATGCAGAGAAACATAAGTTGGACTATACGAAGAGCGAACAGGACAATGGCATCACTGCTTTGAAGAAGAAGTACCAGGCTCACGAGGACGATGATGGTTATGGTGGTGCTTCTACTTTAATTTCTCGTGCTAAGTCTGAGACTCCTGTATTGAAGAGAAAAGGAAGCCCGATTATTGACAAAGAAACTGGCGAGCAAAGCTGGAAGAGTGTAAGAGAGGAGTATGTAGATAAGAACGGAAAGACCAAGGTACGAACTCAAAAGAGTACCAAGATGGCAGAAACCAGAGACGCCCGTACTTTATCTTCTGGAACCCCTCAAGAGGAAGCATATGCGGACTATGCAAATACCATGAAGTCCCTGGCTAATCAGGCCCGCAGGGAGATGGTTAATACTGGAAAGATAGCCTACTCTGCTTCAGCAAAGCGTACCTATCAGGCAGAGGTTGATTCTCTCATGGCTAAGCTTAATGTGGCTTTAAAGAACGCCCCCCGCGAGCGTCAGGCACAGACCATGGCGAATTCTATTGTGGCCGCTAAGAAGAAAGACAATCCCGATATGACAAAGGCCGAAATCAAGAAGGCTAATCAACAGGCTCTTACTGCGGCCCGTACTGCTGTTGGTGCCAAGAGAACCCCTGTCGAGATTACAGATCGTGAATGGGAAGCGATTCAGGCTGGCGCCATCAGCGAGAACAAGCTTACCCAGATTCTCAACAATACAAACATAGATACAGTCAGACAGAGAGCTACCCCTCGTGCAACAACAACCCTTAGCTCTGCCAAAGTGAATCGTATTGCGGCGCTGAATGCTTCTGGCTATAGCACTGCTGAGATAGCAGCAGCTTTGGGTGTCTCCAGTTCTACTGTGTCAAAGTATCTGAATGGAAAGGAGTGAACAAAGTAAATGGCGAAGAAGTGTATGCTTACAACCATTGACAATCCTTTCGATCCATTTGAACAGTTCACTTCATGGTTACTGTTTGATGAGGAAAAAGGTTATCATTCATGTTCGTATCTTGGTAGAATTGCCAGAACCTCGGACCAACTCTCTGATGAAGAGAATGACTTGGAAGTTGAACGAGCAATTGATGAGATCGTGAAATACGATTTCCGAAACATTTACAAAAAAGTTACGCGAGATGCGGTGGCTGTCTAGGTATCAGATGGTATAGGGGGGGGTAGCAAAAATCGCACCCCCTCTGTCATCGCGGCGGTCTTTGAAAATTCCCCGGGGGTATTTTTCGGAGAATGTTTTTACCTTCCGGCAGTATTTAACAGAGCTCATAAGGTTGACTAAGTAATAAGCTGTGGTTCTTTTTACTCTTTTTCTCCTTTCGGTAAAAAAGTTACAGTCATCCTTGTGGGTTCTTTTAAATACTGCCGGAAGACTTTTATGAAACTATTGAAAAACAGATGGGAAGGAGGCAGTAAATGGATAGAAAAGCAAAGGGTTCTGAATCAACTGGCTCTTCCAAGAAGATTCGTCCTGCTTTGACTCCGGAAGCAAGGGAGCTTCAGATGATTTCTCTGGCCGTTGACTTGGCTGAAAAGCAATTGCTGGAAGGGACTGCTTCTTCTCAGGTCATTACTCACTATCTGAAACTGGGTTCTTCCAGAGAGAAGCTCGAACGGGAGCGGTTGGAGGAAGAGAACAATTTGTTGCGGGCAAAAGTGAGAGCCATCGATTCTACCGATGAAATCAAGGATCTCTATAAGGACGCCATCAATGCGTTTCGTATATACAGCGGACAGGGTAACGACGATGATTAGGACATATTCGGAATTATCAAAATTAAAGACTTTCAAAGAACGATATGAGTATCTCCGTTTAGGCGGAGTCGTCGGAGCAGATACTTTTGGGTTTGACCGATATCTGAATCAGATTTTCTATCGTTCTATGGAATGGAAATCTGTTCGTGATTTTGTGATTGTAAGAGATAACGGATGTGACCTTGGAATAGAAGGCCACGAGATATATGGAAAGATACTGATCCATCACATGAATCCAATTTCTGTTGAGGACATTTTAAAGAGGAGCGATTTCCTTTTAAACCCGGAGTACCTCATCTCGACAATTCTTACAACACATAATGCCATTCACTATGGAGATGAGAGTCTTCTCACCACAGAACCTGTTGTTCGAAGCAAAAACGATACATGTCCCTGGAAACATTGATGGGAGGAGGTTATGGAGATTATGGAAAGCATACTGACATCGATTAAAAAGATGCTGGGTATTACGGAAGAGTATGAACACTTCGACTCAGACCTTATCATACATATCAATTCGGTATTCATGGTCCTTACCCAACTTGGTGTCGGCCCGCCATCAGGCTTCTCCATTCAGGATAAAAGCACTACATGGAAAGAATTCATTTCTGACGAGACAAAGTTGCAGCTAGTAAAATCCTACATGCATATGAAGGTGAAACTGCTGTTTGATCCGCCGTTGAGTTCTGCTGTATTGGCATCCATGGAAAAGATGATCGCTGAGGCGGAATGGAGATTGAATGTTGCAGCAGAAACAGATGCGGAAAAATCTGAAGAATACGAGTCCTACGACGGCGAGTACAGGATAACGCCAAAAGCGTTTCAATCTCAGATGCTGGATACCGAGAATAAAGTTCTGGATCGAAATATTGTGGTGACAGAAGTCCCGTATTACGAGACCGGAAATTCGGCAAATGGAGTGACATCATATATCGCAAAGGAGGGAGATTCAAAATGAGTAATGAAGCATTGCTACAGCATCACGGGATTCTTGGGATGAAATGGGGCGTCCGAAGAACTCCTGAACAGCTTGCGAGAGCAAGTGGAAAGAAGAGCAGTTCCGATGACGCGGTGAAAAAGATGTCTGATTCGGAACTCCGTTCAAAGATTAACCGTCTTCAGATGGAAAAGCAGTATAAACAGCTTACCAGTTCAGAAATTTCTGTCGGCAGAAAGTTTGTACAGGACGTGCTGACCAATGCCGCAAAGCAGACCGCCACTAATTATGTATCGAAATACATGACGAAGGGGGTTGATGCGGTTATCAAGAAAGCAACCAGCAAGTAGGTGATTCAATTATGGCATTATCAAACACTGCCGTTCCCAAATACTACGGTATGTTTCGGGATGCCGTAATAAGGGGAGAGATACCGGTTTGTAAAGAAGTCTCTATGGAGATGAACCGAATTGACGACCTGATAGCCAATCCAGGTATTTACTATGATGACCAGGCTGTTGAAGGATGGATTGCTTATTGTGAATCGGAACTGACATTGACAGATGGTTCTGATTTGAATTTGCTGGACTCTTTCAAACTATGGGGTGAACAGCTTTATGGATGGTACTACTTCGTTGAACGAAGTGTGTGGGAGCCAAGTTCTGATGGACATGGCGGAAGATATGTAAATAGAAGAATCAAGCAGCGTCTGATAAAGAAACAATATCTCATTGTTGGACGAGGGGCTGCTAAATCTTTGTATGATACTTGTGTTCAATCTTACGGATTGAATATTGACACCTCGACAACGCATCAGATCACGACAGCGCCTACGATGAAGCAGGCGGATGAAGTGATGTCGCCTTTCCGTACAGCAATCACCCGGTCGAGAGGCCCGCTGTTCCGATTCCTAACGGAAGGTTCTTTGCAGAATACGACTGGTTCTAAAGCGAAGCGAATGAAGCTGGCCTCCACTAAAAAGGGAATCGAGAATTTCCTTACGGGTTCACTTCTGGAAGTACGTCCAATGTCCATTGCAAAGCTTCAGGGATTGCGGCCTAAGATTTCTACCGTTGACGAGTGGCTGTCCGGCGATACCAGAGAAGATGTGGTTGGTGCCTTAGAGCAGGGTGCGTCTAAATTGGATGATTACATCATCGTGGCCACGAGTTCTGAGGGAACGGTGAGAAACGGAGCCGGCGACACAATCAAAATGGAGTTGATGGACATTCTCAAAGGTGATTATGTCAATCCTCATGTTTCCATTTGGTGGTATAAACTCGATTCCATTGATGAAGTCGGCAACCCGGATATGTGGCTGAAGGCAAATCCTAATATTGGTAAGACGGTAAGTTATGAAACTTATCAGCTTGATGTGGAGAGAGCAGAAAAATCTCCGGCGGCCAGAAATGATATTTTGGCTAAGAGATTTGGATTACCGATGGAAGGTTACACCTACTACTTCACATACGAAGAAACCCTTCCCCATAAGAAGAGAAGTTATTGGCAAATGCCCTGTTCTTTGGGAATCGATTTGTCACAGGGAGACGACTTCTGTGCTTTTACGTTCCTTTTTCCATTATCGAATGGTTCCTTTGGAGTGAAAACCAGGAACTACATTTCTTCATCAACTCTGATGAAACTTCCGGCAGCAATGAGAATCAAATATGATCAATTTATGGATGAAGGAAGCCTGATTGTCTTAGAGGGAACCGTTCTGGATATGATGGAAGTCTACGAGGATTTGGACAACCACATTGCAGAATTTGGATACGACGTTCGATGCTTGGGATATGACCCGTACAATGCAAAAGAGTTCATTGAACGGTGGTCCTCTGAAAATGGTCCGTTCGGAATCGAAAAGGTTATACAGGGTGCTAAGACAGAATCCGTTCCTTTGGGAGAGTTAAAAAAACTTTCTGAGGAGCGGATGCTTTTGTTTGATGAAGAACTTATGACTTTTGCGATGGGGAACTGCATTGTTATGGAAGATACGAATGGAAACCGTAAATTGCTAAAAAAGCGATATGACGCAAAGATTGATGCCGTGGCAGCTATGATGGATGCGTTTGTCGCTTTCAAGCTCAACCGAGATGCTTTCGAATAGGAGGTGACGATTTCAAAATGGAAGTTTCAATCGGTTCCAGGATTAAACACGCCTGGAACGCTTTTTTAAATAGAGACCCAACAGGTTTCTATCGGGACATAGGAGTTGGATATTCATACAGACCCGACCGTCCAAGACTTACAAGAGGGAATGAGAGATCCATTGTTACCTCTGTATATAATCGCATTGCGTTGGATTGCGCTTCAATTAGCATCCAACACGTCCGACTGGACGACTCTGAAAGGTTCCTTGAGAAAATTCCTTCAGGGTTAAATGACTGTCTGAATTTATCTGCCAACATTGACCAGACGGGACGTGCTTTCCTTCAGGATGTTGTTTTATCCATGCTTGATGAGGGCTGCGTGGCGATTATTCCGGTTGATACGGATGACGATCCTGATACTACTGGCTCATATAAAATCGAGTCGATGCGTACTGGAAAGATTCTGGAGTGGTTTCCGAGCCATATTAAAGCGAGAGTTTACAATGAGCGGACTGGATTAAAGGAAGATATTGTGGTTCCAAAAGATACAGTCGCAATTATCGAAAATCCGCTTTATGCAGTAATCAATGAGCCGAACTCAACGATGCAGCGTTTGATAAGGAAGCTGAATTTATTGGACGTTGTCGATGAGCAGAGCAGTTCGGGGAAACTTGATTTAATTATCCAGCTTCCCTATGTAATTAAAACAGAAGCAAGGCGTCAACAGGCTGAGAAGAGGCGTGTCGAGATTGAACGCCAGTTGGCCGGTTCTAAATATGGTATTGCATATACCGATGGTACGGAGCGGATCACACAGTTGAATCGTTCTGTGGAAAATAATCTGATGAAGCAGATTGAATATCTGACGAGTATGCTTTACAGCCAGTTAGGTATCACTCAGAGCATATTGGATGGTTCCGCAGATGAGAAGACCATGCTGAACTATTATAACCGTACTATTGAGCCAATCATTTCAGCAATTGTTGACGAAATGAAACGTAAGTTCCTTACCAAAACGGCCAGATCTCAAAAGCAATCAATTCTGTTCTTCCGCGACCCCTTCAAACTTGTACCAGTAGCCGATCTGTCAGAAATCGCTGACAAATTTACAAGAAACGAGATTATGACATCCAACGAAATTCGGCAGATTATCGGCATGAAGCCGTCTGACGATCCGAAAGCCGATGAGCTGAAGAATAGCAATATCAGCGAGGCAAAATCCGAGACTTCAAATGAGGGTTCTGATGTCGAATCTGGTGAAAGTGATTCTGGGGCAGATTACGACAGTATCGTAAATGAGCTGCTTGATGGTCTTGAAAAGGAGATTGATGAAATTATAGGAAACTATGTTTCAGATGATGAGGAGGAGACCTAATGGATATTGACGAGCTCCTTCAACATTATGCATCTCCCTATTATGACCCGGTAAAAGCTCATGAATATTATATGAGAACCAGAGAACTCAAGGGGCGTCGTTCTACGACGAAGCTCAATGATGAGGGTAAAGAAATCCGGGCTTATACAAAGAATGAGATAACCAGCGAGAAGAAGGAAAAGGTAAAAGAAGAACAGGAAAAGCGAAAACAAAAAATTGCTGAACTGAGAGCAAAGGCCAAGGTAACCCGAGAGCAGATCTCGGCTAGATTAAAGGAACTGAATGCTCAGCTTACCGAGGAATCTTCATCAAGAAGGAGCAGGGTTGATTCCCGTAAAAAATCCGATTTGGAGGATATTGGGGAGGAAGCTGAAGACCAGAAAGAGCGCATTGACGAAAAGAAAAATGCCGAGATTGAACGCTTGATGGCGATAGAAATTCCTTCCGGATTATCCAAAGAGGAAAGGGCAAAGCGAGTGGCGGAGCGCAACGAGAAAATCGCAAAGCTTCGTGATGATGCCAGCGAGGATAAAGCTAAGGTGAGTGAGCAGGCGAAAGCTGAAAAGGTGAGGACTTCCGCAAGTCGTAAAAAGAAGCGAATTACCGAAGACGCTAAAGAAGAGAGGGCTGATAATTCTGCGAATGCTAAATCGGAAAGAGAAAAAGTCAGTACAGAGTTAAAGGCTGCTGTCACCGCTGCCAGGGAAGCTTATAAAGCGGCAAAAGAGAACCTTGATGCTACTTATGAGGAGCTTTATCAGCAAGAGTTCGACAAGATAGCTTCCGAATACAAAGCAGTGAAGAAGCGGAAACGAAAGAAGTAGCAATACAGCTTTCGCGCAATACTGACAAAAGGAGTGATTTTCAAAATGGAGAAATACGATTTTAGTGGTTGGGCCACTAGAAACGATCTTCTTTGCAGCGATGGCCGTACCATCAAAAGGGATGCATTTAAGAGCCAGAATGGACAAACGGTTCCCCTGATTTGGGGACATAATCATTCTGATCCTAATTGTGTGCTTGGTCATGGTGTGCTGGAAAATCGTGAAGAGGGCGTTTATGCCTACTGTAGTTTCAATGACGGTGAATCCGGGCAGGCAGCGAAGAAGCTGGTTCAGCATGGAGACGTTCGTTCACTTTCTATTTGTGCCGGTCAGCTTAAACAGGCCGGAGCGAATGTGGTGCATGGCGTTATCTACGAACTGAGCCTTGTTCTGGCCGGAGCCAACCCTGGAGCTTTCATTGATTCTGTCATGACTCACGGTGAGACTTCAGAAGACCGTACCATTATCGGATATGACGAGAACATTATGATCTATCATTCTGCCGAGGAGGACGACAAACCCGAGGAAAAGAAGACGGAGGAGAAATCCGAATCTAAGGAAGATAAGACTTCTGAAGAAAAGCCTGAGGAAGATGACGAGACAATTGAGCAGGTATTTAATACCCTCAATGAAAAGCAGAAAAAAGTGGTTTATGCAATGATCGGACAGGCTATTGGAGAAACCGATGAGCCCGAAGATAAAAATGATGACGATTCTAAAGGAGGAAATACCGAGATGAAGCATAATGTGTTTGACAACGATAAGAAAAATGAGACCGGTGGCTTTCTGACCCATTCCGCGCAGGAAGACATCATTAAGATAGCGAAGACCAGTCAGGTTGGTACTTTCCAGACGGCTCTTCAGCTTTATGCGGAGCAGAATGGCCTTCAGCATGATGCGGTCAGCGGCGGCTTTGTTCAGACTGGCGACGGAAACGTGACGAGCCTGTTCCCGGAATACCAGGAAGTACGTCCGGGCGCTCCTGAACTCATTACCAATGACCAGGGTTGGATTACCAATGTAATGAGGAAGGTACATAAGAGCCCGATTTCCAGAATCAGAACCAGCCAGACCGACATTCGTGGTATTGATACTCTTCGCGCCAGAGGCTACAAGAAGGGGAAAGAGAAGCAGCAGGCCGGCAATTTCAAGCTGGTACGCAGAACCACTGATCCGCAGACCGTTTATGTGAAGAATGCTCTGCATCGTGACGACATCGTTGACATTACCGATTTCGATTACGTGAAGTACCTGTATGACATCGACCGCCTGATGCTCAATGAAGAACTGGCCATTGCGATGATGCTGGGTGACGGCCGTGAAGACGGCGACGATGGTAAGATCGATCCGGATAAGATCAGACCCATCTGGACGGATGACGACCTCTACACTATTCACGCCGATTTGGATGTTGAAGGCGCAAAGAAGGAGCTTCAGGGTACAAACACCGGGGTAAACTTCGGTGAAAATTATATTTATGCCGAGGCTATGATCAATGCGGTTCTGTATGCGAGAGAGAATTACAAGGGTACTGGTACTCCGGATATGTACATCACCCCACATATGCTCAATGTGATGCTTCTGGCCCGTGATATGAACGGCCGCAGAATCTACGCTTCCAAGGCAGAGCTTGCGTCTGCCTTCAACGTAGGTGAGATCCTTACCGCTGAGCAGTTCGAGGGGAAGACCCGTAAGATAGATGACAGCAAAACCAAGAAGCTGCTCGCTATCATCACGAATCTGAACGACTACTCTCTGGGTGCTACGAAGGGCGGCGAAGTTACTCACTTCACGCAGTTCGATATCGACTTTAACCAGGAGAAGTCCCTTCTGGAGACCAGATGCTCCGGCGCTCTGACCAGAGTGTACTCTGCCATTGCGATCGAAGAGGATGTAACGGAAAACCCTTAATCGGCTTCTCCGTTAGTCCCGAAGATGGGGGAGCCAATCTGTTCGGGAAAACGGTAGATTCGTTACAGGAGAATATTGTTGTCGGAGAGTCCGAGATTACTGGTACATTGAAGTATGTTACCGGATACACGGGATTCAGCAGCAATACTTCTGAGCAGGAAGGAAACTATCTTGCTTTGAAAGTTGATGCTGATTCTGAGGATGCGATTGTGACCGTTGAACTCGTAGGCGGCACCAAAGGACCGGTTACGCTCGATGACGACATGAACATCGTACTCCTTATCAAGAATAAGGATACTCAGAGCATCAAGGTGACGGTGAACGATGGGGAAGATTCTGCTATCAAGACTTATGGGCTTACCGGATTGACTTTGGAAACAGAGTAAAGGAGAAAATTCAAAATGGCAAAATTTTTTGGAAAAATCGGCTATGCAGTATCAAAGGATGTTCGCCCTGGTGTTTGGGATGGAGAAATCACTGAGCGAGAGTATTTCGGAGATTTGATTCGGAATACTAGTCGGTATCAGACTTCTGATAAGCTCAATGACGACATCAACATTTCCAATGAGATCAGCATTGTGGCCGATCCTTTTGCCTATCAGAATTTTCACACAATGCGGTATGTTGAGTTCATGGGAGCAAAGTGGAAGATTTCCAGTGTCGAAGTTCAGTATCCGCGTCTGATTCTGACGGTAGGAGGTGTATATAATGACTGATCGACGAATCCTGTTTCACAAACTATTGTGCGAGATATTATCCTGCCCGATAGAAGGCGAACAGTGCCGATGTTATTTTCAGCCTCCGGAATCTATTAAGATGAATTACCCCGCCATTGTATATAGCCTTGACGATATTGACAAGACGTATGCGAATGACGGGGTATATTTGTCTAATCGAAGATATGCCATTACCGTCATTGATAAAGATCCGGATACGTCCTTGGTGCAGAAAGTAACGAATTTACCGATGAGCCGGTTCGACCGGCATTTTAAAAAAGATAACCTGAATCACTACATTTTTAATGTGTATTTCTGAGATTGGAGGAATAATTCAATGAGTAAACTTGTTTGGGATAAAGTTGGGGAACGGTTTTACGAAACCGGTTGTGACCATGGTGTCCTTTATCCGATCCAGACTGGCGGAAAATATAACAAGGGGGTTGCGTGGAATGGTCTGAGTGCAGTGACGGAGAGTCCTTCTGGAGCAGAACCCTCCCCTATTTATGCGGATAATATCAAGTATCTGAATCTGATGTCCGCAGAAGATTTTGGTGGAACCATCGAGGCATATACCTATCCAGATGAATTCTCTGAATGTGATGGATCGGTGGAGATTGCGCCTGGCGTATTTGCCGGCCAGCAGAGCAGGAAGGTATTTGGTCTTTCTTATCGGACGATTCTGGGAAATGATGTGGACTCCGATGATTACGGTTACAAACTCCATTTGGTGTATGGCTGCTTGGCTTCGCCGTCTGAGAAGGGCTACCAGACCAAGAATGATAGTCCAGAACCGATCGCGCTTTCTTGGGAATTTAGCACAACGCCGGTTGAAATTACGAAGACGATCGAAGACAAGAAGCTGAAACCTACAGCAATCCTTACTTTCGACTCCACGAGAGTAGATGCCAAGAATTTGGCAGCTTTGGAGGAAATTCTTTATGGTAAAGATCCGACCACAGAAGAAGGAAATGACGGCGTTGACCCCAGACTTCCGCTTCCGGATGAAGTAATCGAGATCATGACCAAGGAAAACCCTTAATGAGCCTTTCCGTTAAGCCTGAAGACGGAGAGGCTGTTTTATTTGGGAAAGCAGTAAATGAATTACAGAGTGATGTGGTTGTTTCCGATGATGAGGTGACAGGCACTCTGAAGTATGTCGATGGTTATGTCGATTTTAGCAGTAATGTTTCAGAACAGTCGGGAAATTACCTTGCTCTCAAGATTGAAGCTGAGCCGGCTGAAGCAGAAACAGTTGTCGAGCTTGTAGGCGGCACCAAAGGACCGGTTACGCTCGATGACGACATGAACATCGTACTCCTTATCAAGAATAAGGATACTCAGAGCATCAAGGTGACTACCACACACAACGAGGAAAGCGTCACAAAGACTTATGGTCTTTCTGGGCTGACCTTGGAAACAGAATAATCTATAGGAAGCCTCGTATTCAATGTGCGGGGCTTCTTTTTATTTGAAAGGAGAAAAAATTATGTTGAAGAAAACCATTCCCTATATCGATCTGAATGGCGTTAAAAGAACAGAGGATTTCTATTTCCACCTGTCAAAGCCGGAAATTGTCAAGATGCAGACAAGTGTGAAGGGCGGATATGATGTTCAGCTCAAGAGCATTGGCGCCGGTGCCGATGGCGGTCAGATTATGGAGTTCTTCGAGGATCTTATTAAGAAGGCTTACGGCGTCAAGAGTGAGGATGGCCGTCGCTTCATGAAGTCTGATGAGATTTCCAGATCTTTTATGGAATCCCCCGCGTATGAGGTTCTCTTTGAGGAGCTGGTTACAAATGACAAGGCGGCCGCCGACTTTGTGAATGCGGTGATGAATGTCGGTAATTCCACCACGACTCCTGCAATCGCGGCAAACATTCAGAATTAAAGGAGATGTAAGAGATGCTCCGAATCACAATACCATCCACAGAATTCTGGGATGAGGCGAAGCAAGAGTTTGTTTACACAAAGGCTCAGACCTTGCAATTGGAGCATTCTCTTGTTTCTCTTTCAAAATGGGAATCGAGATGGAATAAGCCGTTTCTTACGAAGCAGGAAAAAACTTTGGAAGAAACCATCGATTATGTAAAATGCATGACTCTTACGCAGAATGTGAATCCGGAAATTTATAACTATCTGACGAACAGTAATATCAATGAGGTCAATAAGTATATCGCTCTTCCCATGACTGCCACTCGTTTTTTCGAGGAGAAAAAAGCACAGGGAAGCAGAGAGCAGATTACGGCAGAACTCATTTATTATTGGATGATAGCCTTGAACATTCCGTTTGAATGCCAGAAGTGGCATCTAAATAAGCTATTCACTTTGATAAGGGTATGCGATGTGAAGAGCAGGCCGCCGAAGAAGCATAGCCGCAGAGAAATTATAAAGCGGAATGCAGCATTGAATGCAGCTCGAAGAAAGAAATGGAACACGAAAGGGTGATTACTATGAGTAATAGCAGCTTGGTGAATTGTACGGTAAAAAGTCCAAATCACAGCGGAGCTAGAACACATTCGATTGATCGAATCACTCCGCATTGTGTGGTCGGACAACTTTCAGCAGAATCTATTGGCGGTTGTTTTACCAGTCCCAGTAGAGAAGCGTCTTGTAATTATGGAATCGGAACTGATGGGCGGGTTGTTCTGTGTGTAGATGAAGCAAACAGAAGCTGGTGTTCTTCCAGCAACGCAAATGATCAGCGGGCTGTGACAATTGAATGCGCCAGCGATAAGACTCATCCGTATGCCATGACGAGTGCAGTATATGAAAAGCTGGTGGCTTTATGTGTTGATATCTGCCGGAGAAACGGTAAGTCAAAACTCATCTGGTTTGGTGACAAGGATAAATCTCTGAATTACAGTCCGAAGTCGAACGAGATGGTCCTCACGGTTCATCGGTGGTTCGCTAATAAAGCCTGTCCTGGGGATTGGCTCTATTCCAGGCTGGGAGACCTTGCAAATCGGGTAACAGCTCAGCTTGGCGGAAGTGCGACCGACAGTGCCCCAAAAACTTACAAAACAGGTCTGTATAAGGTTGATGTAGGCGATCTGAACATTCGAAAAGGCCCTGGGACTAATTACGGGACCAATGGGATGATTACTGATAGGGGTACTTATACAATTACCGAAATTCAGAACGGTTATTGGGGTAAGCTGAAATCCGGTGCGGGATGGATCAGTGTTCATGAGGCTTATTGTACCTATAAAGGTGCGGCTTCCAGTGAATCAGCAGAGAAACCTTCAAGTAATTTTCTGGTTCAGGTGGATATTCCTGATTTGTATATCCGCAAAGGTCCCGGAACGAATTATGGAAACAATGGTTTCTGTCCGAAAGGCGTCTATACCATTGTCGAAGTTAAGAGCGGCGCTGGTTCCGATGCTGGATGGGGTAAGCTGAAATCCGGTGCCGGATGGATTTCTCTGGATTATGCAACTCGGATTTAAAGAGGACATGCCATGATAAGTTTCAGACAAAAGGGTGACTTCTCCAAGTTGACCCGCTTTCTGGAGAGAGCAAAAGAAGCGGTTCATATCGGAGACCTGGATAAGTTTGGTAAAGAGGGAGTAGCCGCCCTTGCGTCTGCAACACCGGTAGATTCGGGGGAAACGGCGAATTCCTGGTATTACGAAATCGAGAATCGAAAAGGTTCGGTTACGATTTCATTCCATAATTCAAATGTTCAAAATGGAGTTCCAATTGCTGTTATTTTGCAGTACGGACATGGGACTCGAAATGGCGGCTGGGTACAGGGGCGAGATTATATCAATCCTGCTATCCAGCCTATTTTTGACAAAATTGCAAATAACGCATGGAAGGAGGTTACTAAGCTATGAGTACGACAATTGACGAAAGAGTCGTTGAAATGCGATTCGATAACAAGCAGTTTGAGCAGAATGTTCAGACCAGTATATCGACAATTGAAAAGCTCGAAAAAAGCTTAAATCTCAAAGGCGCCTCCAAAGGATTGGAAGATGTGAATGCCGCAGCCAAAAACTGCAACATGACTCCGCTTTCCAATGCAGTTGAGACGGTAAAGATGCGGTTCTCAGCGTTGGGAGTCATGGCGGTTACGGCTCTGGCAAACATCACAAATTCAGCGTTAAATGCTGGTAAAAATATTGTTTCTGCACTGACGATCGACCCGATTAAAACGGGATTTCAAGAGTACGAGACACAGATCAATGCGGTTCAGACCATTCTTGCCAATACACAGAGTAAAGGGACAACGATCGACCAGGTAAATGCGGCTCTTGATGAGCTGAACAAATATGCCGACCAGACGATTTACAATTTTACGGAAATGACCCGTAATATTGGTACTTTCACGGCGGCTGGCGTTGATCTGGATAAATCAGTAACCTCGATCAAAGGTATTGCAAACTTAGCGGCTGCTTCAGGTTCTAATGCTTATCAGGCTAGTACCGCTATGTATCAGCTTTCGCAGGCGATTGCAGCAGGCACGGTTCGTTTGCAAGACTGGACCTCTGTTGCAAATGCGGGAATGGGCGGTCAGCTATTTCAGGATGCTTTAAAGAGAACGGCTGAACATTTTGGCGTGAATATGGACGCCATGATTGAGAAGTACGGTTCATTCCAAGCGTCTTTGACCGAAGGCGGATGGTTGACGACCGAAGTGTTGACCGAAACTCTGACGCAGTTGTCTGGAGCTTATTCGGAGGCAGACCTTATTGCTCAGGGATATACCGAAGAACAGGCTAAAGAAATTACGGAACTGGCTCAAACGGCATTGGATGCGGCTACTAAGGTAAAGACATTCACGCAGTTATGGGATACTCTGAAAGAATTGGTTCAATCCGGATGGACTCAAAGCTGGGAGATTATTATTGGCGATTTCGAAGAAGCAAAAGAGCTTTTAACCGAGGTCAGCGATGCTCTTGGCAACATGGTAAATGCTTCTGCCGAAGCAAGAAACAAGATGTTGCAGGATTGGAAAGACCTTGGTGGTCGAACCGCCCTGATAGAATCGGTAAGAAATGCCTTTGAAGGTTTGGCGGGAGTAATAAAACCTATCCGAGAGGCGTTTAAGGAAGTCTTTCCACCGATGACAGGAGAGCAACTTTACAATCTTACTGTCGGATTGCAGGAACTTACAGAAAAATTCAAAATAGGAGAAGAAACAGCGAATAACCTGAAGAGAACATTCAAAGGGGTATTCGCTTTATTTGATATTGGGCTTCAGGGTATCAAAGCACTGGTTGGTGGATTCGCCGATTTGATCGGATATGTGGCTCCGGCTGGAGATGGGATTCTTGGGTTTACAGCCAGTATTGGAGATTTCATTGTTGGTATCGATGAAGCCATTAAATCTTCCGATGCCTTTAATAAAGCTATCGAAGGAATCGGGAATTTCCTGAAACCAATCGCGGATGGAGTAAAGACTTTTGTAAAAACAGTTGCTGATGCTTTCGGCGAGTTTGCGAATGTTGATACCAGCGGTCTTGATAATTTTGCGGATAAGGTACAGACCCGATTTGAACCGTTTGTAAAATTAGGCGAACTGGTAAAGAAGGCGTTCGAGGGCATTATCGGGATTGTCGAGAAGGCGGTTCCAGTTCTATCGAAGCTCGGTTCCATTGTCGCAAATGCGTTTGGGAACCTTGGGGAAGCAATTCTCACAGCATTTGATACCGCAAGTTTTGACCCGATTTTAGACTTAATCAATACCGGATTGTTTTCTGCAATTCTGATTGGAGTGAAGAAGTTCATTGATTCTCTATCAGAAATCACGGAAAACGGTGGTGGAATTCTTGGCTCGTTCAAAGACATTTTGGATGGAGTTAAGGGGAGTCTTGAAGCATGGCAGTCAAATCTGAAAGCTGGAACTCTTCTGAAAATTGCCGGCGCTATGGCAATCCTGACCGCAGCGATTGTTGCATTGTCTTTAGTTGATTCCGAGAAGCTAAATGCGTCTTTGGGAGCTTTGAGTGTTCTGTTCGTTGAACTGCTTGGTTCAATGGCCATCTTTGAAAAGATCATGAACGGGGCAGCAATCAAAGGAATGGGACAGTTGACCATTGCGATGATTGGAATGTCCACCGCCGTTCTTATTCTTGCGGGAGCAGTTCAGAAATTATCTGGTCTGGATTGGGATGAGCTTCTGAAAGGATTGGTCGGTGTTGCCGGGTTATCTGCTATTCTGGTAGCGTCCGCAACAGCGCTTTCCAAAACATCGAAAGGACTGATAAAAGGTTCTGCTGGTTTAGTAGTATTTGCAGCAGCGATTCGAGTGCTTGTGGGAGCAGTTGAAGATTTGGGAGCTTTGGACGTAGGTTCTTTGGCTAAAGGTCTAATCGGAGTCGGAGTTCTTTGCACAGAACTGGCATTGTTCCTGAAGGCTACGGATTTGGATGGAATTGGAGTTCTGAAAGGAACAGGGTTAGTTCTTCTTGCGGCATCCATCAATATTCTGGCAGATGCGGTTAGTGCATTTGGTGCTTTGGATATTTCCAGTCTTTTGAAGGGACTATCTGCGGTTGCAGTGGTTCTTACTGAATTGGCGGTATTTACCAAAGTGACAGCCAACGCGAAACATGTAGTTTCCACCGCTACAGCAATGACGATTCTTGGAGCAGCCATGCTCGTGTTTGGGGAAGCAGTAGAAAAGATGGGGAACTTGTCCTGGGGCGAGATTGGTCGAGGGCTTACCACAATGGCTGGTTCTCTGGCGGCCGTGACAGTTGCGATGAATCTTCTTCCGAACGGAATGATATCGAAAGCGACTGGAATGGTAGAGGTCGGCGCAGCATTACTCATCATCGGTGAAGCAGTCCGAAATATGGGTGGAATGTCCTGGGATGAAATCGCTAGAGGATTAGTAACCCTTGCAGGTTCCATGACCATTCTTGTTGTGGCGCTTAATACGATGAAGACTGCACTTCCGGGCGCGGCAGCAGTTCTTACGGTGTCCGCTGCATTGGCGATATTCACTCCGGTTCTCAAGTCATTGGGAAATATGTCCTGGGAGAGCATCGCTAAAGGACTGGTGGCACTGGCGGGTTCTTTCACTGTTCTCGGTGTTGCAGGAGTGGCATTAGGACCATTGACCCCAGCTATTTTAGGACTTTCGGCCGCTATTGCTGTGTTGGGAGTAGGATGTCTGGCCGCAGGTGCTGGCATTCTCGCATTTTCCACTGGACTTTCTGCTTTGGCAGTGTCTGGAGCGGCGGGAGCAGCATCTCTAGTAGTGGCAGTATCCAGTATTCTCAGTTTGATTCCGTTGCTGTTCGAATCTATCGGGGAAGGAATCCTTTCTCTTGCTGGAGTAATCGCAAATGGTGGGCCAGCTATTGCTGAGGCATTTACCGTATTGGTGCTTGCCGCAGTCGAGGCTTTGGTTACGGCTGTGCCAGCGGTCGTGGACGGATTATTTATCCTGATCGACAGTGTCCTTTCGGCTCTGGTCGAACATACACCGACCATCGTGGAGCAGTTATTCGATATTCTGATTGGGATTATTCAGGCTATCACAACGAAACTACCGGAATTGATTAAAGCTGGCGTAGAGTTACTGATGGCTTTCTTTGATGGGGTAATCGACGCCTTGAGTGGTATAGATGTGAATGTACTCATCAAAGGAATCGCTGGAATTGGTTTGCTCTCAGCAATTATGCTTGCTCTCAGTGCTGTTGCTTCCTTGGTGCCTGGGGCTATGGTTGGTGTTCTCGGAATGGGTGCGGTCATTGCGGAGTTGGCATTGGTTCTGGCGGCTGTCGGCGCTCTGGCTCAGATTCCTGGGTTGGAATGGCTTATCGGTGAGGGCGGAAATCTTCTTCAGGGAATTGGTACTGCGATTGGCAAATTTGTCGGTGGCATTGTTGGCGGCTTCATGTCCGGAGTCTCCAGTCAGTTCCCTCAAATTGGCGCAGACCTTTCTGCATTTATGACGAATGTACAGCCATTTATCGAAGGTGCCACGCAGCTTAATCCTTCCATGCTGGACGGTGTGAAAGCATTGGCGGAAACCATCCTTATCTTGACGGCAGCCGATATTCTGAACGGATTGACCTCTTGGCTTACAGGTGGATCTTCCCTGAGTGATTTTGCCACCCAACTTGTTCCCTTTGGTGAAGCGATGCGGGATTTCTCTATCGCCATTGCCGGTATGGATGGGGAATTGGTGGCAAATGCGGCTACTGCCGGAAGGACGCTTGCAGAGATGGCAGCAACTCTTCCGAATTCTGGAGGGGTTATCGGATTCTTCACAGGCGAAAATGATATGAGCGCATTCGGAGCTCAGCTTATTCCGTTTGGCGAGGCGATGATGGGCTTTGCAAATGCCGTAAGAGGACTGGATGCTGACACCGTAACGAATGCTGCTACCGCAGGAAAGGCCATGGCTGAAATGGCGACCACAATTCCGAATTCTGGAGGGGTTATCGGATTCTTCACAGGCGAAAATGATATGAGCGCATTCGGAGCTCAGCTTGTACCGTTCGGCGAGGCAATGATGCTGTTCTCACAGGCTGTAAAAGGTCTGGATGCAAATGTGATTGTGGAATCCGCTACGGCAGGAAAGGCGTTAATCGAATTGGCAAATACTGTACCGAACAGTGGCGGTGTCGTTGGCTTCTTTACCGGAGAGAATGACATGGATACGTTTGGGGAGAAGCTAGTGCCGTTTGGTAGAGCAATGAAATCCTACTCTGACGCGATTGCAGGCATTGATGTGGAAGCTGTTACAAATTCAGCAACGGCTGGCAAAGCAGTGGTTGAGCTGGCAAATACATTACCGAATACTGGTGGATTGGTAAGCTGGTTTACCGGAGACAACGATATTGCAGCCTTTGGTACGAGCCTGGTTTCCTTTGGTAAGAGCTTCGCACAATACTCCGACTATATGAAGGATGTGGATGCGAATATCGTTACTACCACGACCAATGCTGCGACATCCATTGTTGAGCTTCAGAAAAGTCTTCCCAAAGAAGGCGGATGGTTCTCTGATGATATGACACTTGCTAGCTTCGGCAGCGATATGGCTTCGTTTGGAGCTCATTTCAGCAATTATTACAACAGCATCAGCGGTATTGATACGACATTGCTGTCCGGAGTAATTACCCAGACAAATCGGCTTGTAAGCATGGCAAATGGGATGGTTGGTCTGGATACAAGCGGTATGACTTCTTTCAGTTCCGCATTGACAACGCTTGGCGAAACTGGTGTGACCGGATTTATCAACGCGTTCAATAATGCAGAATCGAAAGTAACGGCTGCGGCTTCGAGTATGCTGTCATCCTTCATCAACGGCGCAAATGCAAAGAAATCCGAACTGACAACAACGTTCACCACGCTGGTTCAGGCGGTATTGACAGCAATCAATGGAAAACAGGGCGAGTTCCAGACCAGTGGTTCCACGATTATGGTTAAGTTTATCGCAGGTGTGAGAAGTAAGGATAGTGAACTCCGAACTGCTTTCACAACGACGCTGAGTGGTTCCATAACCGCCATCAGAGATTATTATAGCCAGTTCAAATCTGCCGGCTCATATCTGGTCGATGGTTTCTATGATGGTATCAGTGAAAATACATGGAAAGCAGAAGCAAAAGCAAGAGCTATGGCAG